TGACGTCTACGGTGCCGTGGCGCTGTGGCTGGACCAGCAGGATGAGACCAAGTGGACCAAAAAACAGCAGACCGCGGCGACGGAACTCCGCGCCCGCATTACGGACGTCATGGACCGCCGCCAGGCGTCAGGGTCGCTACCCAAAGAGGAGACAGCGGCTCTGGATCGTCTCATTCTTTTTCTAACGGCGCGTGAAGAATATTCCGTTGAGGAACTGGATGCCCTCATTGTGGCGGCGGGCGACATCAATCGCAGCACCCGTCACGGTCTGGTTCCACTCATCATGGCGGCCTGGCGCGGCCATACCGGCGCGATTCACCGTCTGCTGGCCGCCGGTGCCAATCCAAACGTTCGCGACCCCGAAGATGACACCACGGCTCTCCATGCTGCCATCAGTGATGATAATGAGGAGGCGATAATCGCTCTGCTGGCGGCAAAGGCGGACCCCAATCTCCAGGATGACGAGGGTACAACACCTCTGGCCCAGGCCGTTACGCGCACCGACAACTCGGCCACCGCCATCGTCAAACACCTGCTGGCTGCTGGTGCGAACCCTCGAGTCGCCGACCGTCACGGTTTTACACCGCTCCATCAGACCGCGGATATCGAGGACCACGAGGAGATTCTGTCTGTTTTGCTGGCGGCTGGAGCAGACGTCAACGCCGTCGCCGTCCGTGATGTAACACCCCTCATGGTCGCCGCAGGGGCGGGTATTGAGAACAACGTGGCACTGCTGCTGGCAGCGGGCGCCAAGATTGAGGCGCGGGATGTTGACAAGACGTCAGTTCTCATGTATGCCGTGCGCAACCAACATGAGGACGTAGCGCTTCGCTTAATTGAGGCGGGGGTGCCAGTATTGAATTGGGCCGGCCTGGAGCGGGTCGCGCGAGGCAACCATCTGGACCGCCTCGCTGAAGTGGCACGCCAACGCAAACCCCCTTCGTCTTCGTCTTCAGGCAAAAAGACCCGTCGTCGCAAAAACAAACAGTAAATCCTCCACCCTAACACTTATTTTTTGGAATTAGAACCAAAGAAGCTGCGAATGTCGCGTTGACCGGCGGCTTCGCGCTCCGCTTCACGAAGAAGATCTCCAAACAGGAGCTCCTCTGCGAGAAGTTCACGGGCCTCGACGGGGTCTTTCTTTTTAGCGGCAAACTTGGCGAGCAGATGGGGCTTGTAGCCCGGCAACTGTTCCACAACTAAGCCGAAGACCTGGGCCACCGGTTTGGCGACCTGGTTCGTGATGTAGTGGACATAATCCGGTTTGAGAGCGTGTTCGCGAATGTAGGTCGGTGTTTCCACGCGTTCACCTTGGGGTACATCGTCGCGTTTCTTGCCACGGGGCACCGTGACGTAGACAAACGGAATACGGTCGTTCGACGACGGTTTGTTACCCGGATCGCGTTTGCCGATGCGTTCGGCGAGGACTTTGTGCGCCGGCGGGGCACCCTTGTATTCCGCACGCAGACCCTTGGTAATAGTCAGGCGTTTCATGGAGAACTTGCCGGCCAGGAGGTCCACTGCGGCCTGGCGGGCAAAGGCATACGCCGCCTGAATATCGCGCTTGACCAGAATGTTTTCGATGACACCGCCATACACGTATTTGACCACGGGCGCATTGTCGCGGCGTTTCATGACGATACCCATCGCCTTACGATGGTAGTCGTCGTCTTCGAGACCGCCTTCGGTCATGTCACCGACATAGCGCTTCTTGGACAACAGACAGAAACAGCGAAACATCTTATCGAATTCGAAATCGTGGGGCGGTTTGAGGGCTCCACTGATCTTGTGTCCGGCTTCTTCGGCTAATGCCTTGGCTGCCGCCTGGGCCGCACGACCGGTGAGACGTTCCCCTGTGACAGGGTCCTTAGGGCGGAATGAGATGAAGACCGAATCCGTATCACCGTAGACACAGACGGCTTCGCAGCGCTCATCACCGGCATCGGGACCGTAGCCGCGCTCAATACAGGCCTTGGAGAACAAGAGTTGCTGACGACCGTGACCGGTGGTAGAGGCAGCCACACACTTGCGGCGAATCTTGGAAGTATTGGAGCCCAATTGACCATACAGAGAGTTCGCTGTTAGTTTGTAGGCGAGCTGTTGGGCATCGAGTAGGGCCTTACGGAAATCATCCGTTTCCTTTTCGGCGAGTTTACGAGTAGCCTTACGCTGACCCAGAAGTTTCATGAGAATCTTGGGTAACGTGGACTTGGAACCGTCGCGGGGTTGGGCGTAGCGACAAACACGACGCCCATCCGGAATCAGTTTGGGGTGTTTCTTATGCGCCTCGGCGGGATCCGGACGCAGAATGTCGTAATCCACTTCCAAGTAGTCACAGTCCGACAGATTATCGTAGGTCTCAGAACCCTCCTTGAGGTGAACGAAGTTACCCGCCTTGTCGTAGTCCTTTACCCACACGAGGGAATCATGACTCAGATTTTCACTGATGATGGAGGACGGATACAGCGAACTGAAATCCAGAGCGGCCACCGGTTCGTTGTCCAAATAAATACCCGAGAGCGGATCGAGCACAATCGCACCCTCGTAGCCTTCGTTATCGTCATTGCTGACGAAGACTTCAGGGATTTCGGCCACGGGAACCTCTTCAATGGCTGTGCGGGGTGGTGCGGGTAGCACGGGAATGAGTTGGTCCTCTTTACGGCATTCGTAGAAGACGAGGGATTCGGATTTGATGCCTTGGCCTCGCGTGAAGATGAACTCGACCGGTACCCAACAGACATTGGCCATGGCTACCGAATTGTTGATAACTTCCAGTTTTTGGAGAAGTTCAATGACGAGGTCACAATCCTGAATACAGTACTTCGCAACACGAGCACGACCGGCAGGCCCTTCGCGATGAAACGCAAAGATTTCCTTGGGACTGACATCGTCCTTGGATTGCGACCAGCGTACGGGTGGGGGACCGTGTTCCTCCAGGGCGGCGGCTAGCGCCGGTCCGCGCACATAGAGCACCTTGGGCTCCACAGTCACGACCTCCAACTTGTCACCAATCAAGTCGTTCTCTTCGTCCAGCAGAACCACGTAGCGACCGGCGATGGTGCCCTTGGTGGACTTGGTGTGGATGGCCCAGAGGTCGGGCTGGCCTGGCACCGGTACCACCTTGCCGATACCACCACTCATGAAGGTCGCCGTCACATTATCGAGCGAATAGGACTCCAGACTGTGATTGCGCTTGACATAGGGAAGCAGATCGATGTGGAGACGCCCATCGCCAGTAATGACGTAGAAGAAGTTGTCACCCATTGCCGACGAACTCAGGCGTTTTTCCTGGAGTTTGGGCGGTTTGTCCGTGACGCGACTGAAGGCACGGAGAGCATTGGAGCAGCGATTCACGGTCGCACGATCCCACACGTATTTTTGATCAAAGCCGAAGATGTTGTAGCCGACCATGATATCGGGATCCACGTCCTCTACAACCTTACACCAGGCGCGAATGAGCGCGGCTTCGTTTGCGCAGGCGTGGGTCTGGGCAGGAGGTGGCAAGCGGTTACAGCTGCCGAGGACAAAGATGTCTTTGCGTACGGCCTGGCCGTTCACGTAGACGACGCTGCCGATTTGAATGATGGGATCCCCCTCTGGAGCGGGCAGGTGGCGACTCAAAAGGGCATCCATGCGGTCAATGGCCGACTCGGCCTCATAGGAACCCACAGAATCCCACTCCTCGGCGACACCGGCCAGGCCGCCTTCGAATTCTCGGACTGAACTGAGGTAAACGACACTCAGAGGGCCGCTCGCGTCACCGGCCACGGCTCGTCGCAGTGCCACGACGGCCTCGTTCCAGTCAGTCACCCCACCCTGAACGAGTTCACGCGCCGGTTTTCTCCAAGTCTTGATGGCGAGTGGAAAGTCCCCGTGACTGGACGTACACTCAATATCCCACGACATCACACGGAGGGGGGCAGAGGATAACTGTATGTCCGCCGGGGCGGCGCTGACCCGTTCCCATTCAGCAAGGGCTTGAATGGCTGTCGTGGTCGTGGGGTCTTCGGACTCCTCCCACTCATCGGGTCCGATGGTGGCCCAGCCGGCAGGTTTGAGTTCGCGCAAATGGAAAAAGCGGAGCATGGGATCAATGTTGGCCTCAAAGGCGCGCAGGGAAAAGCCACGATACGGAATGGGCAAACAGGTATCCTTATCAACGACCGCGTCACGGAGACGGGTCCAGATTTTCTTGGATTGTGTTTGTACTTTGAGAAAGGGAAAGAGACGATTGTTCGTAAAATCCCAGAAGGATCGGTGTTCTTCAACGGTAAAGGTCACCTGGGCCTGTTCTTTGTTATTCAGACGACTCGTGAGAAAGTTCTGATAGGTGTTTCGGTCGGCAGTGCGCCAGTCGTCAGGCAGTTCCACATAGAAGAACGGCGCGAACCCGACCACGTCCAGACTGACCGATTTGCCGGCCGCCGTGGCCCCGAACATGGTAATGCGATATCCGTCTTGCACATCCTTGGCTGTAGCACCAAGGATTTGAAAGGTAAGAGACTCGGAAGTAGCTGTCATTATGCTATCTATCTGGGGGCTGGACTTAGGCAGCCACCGCGTCAATTTTAGCGGCGACGATGACGATGTTTACGCTTACGGGTTTTGGCTGGTCCAAGTCCCGAGGAACGTACAGGACGTTGTCGGAGGCCGGCGTAGGCACCGAGGAGGACAGCGGCGGGAGCGGCTTGTTGGGCGGCCATGAGAAAGGCGGACCAGGGGTTGCCTCCTGACTGTGTAATGTAATTACCAGCCGGGGTTGCGTTGCTACCTCCGTGCTGTGTAGCGTAGCTACCACCACCCGTCTGCGAAGACAGTGGCTCTCCAGGAATGGGGGACAGAGTGTTCTCGCGAACTTCTGTGCCCGGAATCACGGTGGGAGTTGGGCTTGGTGTGGACATCGCAACCGGTTTCTCTTCGAGTTTGACCGTTGGTTCTGACAGAAGCATGTCACTGAGGTCGGGTGTGTCAGTAGGAGAAGCACTGTTAGTTTTCTTAGTCAGATTGGATGCCGCCACGGACTCGGGGACGCCCTCCTTGCGGGCGTTCATCATCACCGCAGAATTGCGCGGGGCTTTGGCTTCCGCAATACGACCAGTGGGATCCACAAACAGAACAGTAGGCACACTCTGGACGGGTTTGGTTTCGGACATGGCGGTGCCATCGTAGGTGCTGGCTTCCATACTGATCATGTTGGCCTTACCCTTGGTGCGGCAGAGGTTACGCCAGATGGGCATGTAGGTATGACAGTGAGGGCAGGTCGTGGAGTAAACGAGGACGATGGTGATGGGACCACGTTCAATGAGACGCTGCATGGCACGCTCCTGGGCTGCGGAGGACATGTGGAGAACCGAACCGCTACGGGGTGATTTACGGGTGCTGTTTGGCATTTCTCTCTGTTTAATGTTAGTCAAAAAGAATGGAAACCGCTGTATGAAGGAGAAGGACAAACAATGGATACATGGATTGCTGTTTCTGTGCTCTTAGCGCTAGCTTTAGCGGTTATTGCCATATACATGATTTGGCCTAAGGCAGCCGCCCCTCCAGCCTGCGCCCACACCATCCATCGCAACGCCGATGGAACTCTGACACTCCAACCCGGTGACCGTTCCTTTCCCGATATGAACGCCTTTCAGCAATGGTGGCACTCGTCCGGTATGATTAATCAGTGTCCGATTCCAGTGTTGACCGGTCGTGAACTCGTAGAACGTGATGTCATGGAACCCGGTCAAGGTGTGTGGGGCACCGAACAGACCTTTGCCACCACTCCCATTTACAAGGTGGACGACTACGAATTTTCGCGTATTTTTGGTTACGAACGCAACGGTCATATGCACATTCCCCGTCAGAATTTCAATCTGATTCTGGAAGAGCGCACATTTGACTGGGCGGATCGTCCTCTGTCCTCGGATGAGCGTCGCAACAAGTATCGCGGTCTTCAGGAAGGTTTTAGTGCGGATGGGGATCTGAAATCAGAAGAAATTGTTCGCGATGCGGCAGCACAGTTCCACCCTGGCAACGAAAAACATGAAGTCGCCAAGCTTGTGGCAGCGGCCTATGACAACGATCCCAATTGGGAACCGGTGGTAACCAAGGTGGGTCCAAACCATTGGGAGGTCAATGAATTAATTCCTCGTCGTCGCGAAGGTGTCGTGGATGCCGTCGTAGATGACTCCGTTGTGAATACCGCGGATCCCAAAGTCAATGTTCAATATCAATATCCAGATTCCGTGTCAGAATCCATGAAGGAAGCCATCGATCCCTTTTTTACCGGATTGGGTGACCTACGCGCCACCGAAGACCAACAGCGTTACCGCCGCGACCCCTACTATGGCCCAGTCCCAGGCATGGAACGCATGATGGGACCCACCTTTGATCACAAAAAATGGTTCTAGTGAGTAAGGAATGCTGCGATATTTTATTATTCGCGACTCGGAACCAGCCAACAACGTGTTAGCCATTCACAAAGTGATCGATGCTGCCCAACTCTGGTTTATGAAGGCGGCGCAGGATGGCGGATTCAAAGGAACTCTAGACATGGTTTGTGTAGAGGTAAATGATCATGGTGCCAAACAAACTGAAGTGTTACTTTACACCTATGAAAAGGGTGATGTGGCCGTTACAGTTCACGCATTGGTTAATGGTGGATGTCTTGTACCTTTTTAGCGTGACGATGTCCGCCCACACGACGCAGAGTGTAGGTGGGGTGGGATTCTTGACTGTCACTGTTTGAATCAGATGTTCCAGAAGAACCTGTGATTTTATTCAGAAATGCGTTGAGAATGGCTTTGTTATTGATGGTTGGACTTTCTGGATTTGGATTTGTGTTTGAGCCAGTATTGGAAGATGTTGTTGAACTAACAGGTTCCTTGGTGTGATTTGCTTTTTTGTGTTTAGGAGCAGCACCATGACGTAAGATACGATAATAAGGAACCAACGCAGTGGAGTTACTTAGTTTATTTTCTATTTTAGCAACATTGGCTGTCAGTTGAATACAGAGCAAAGAGCGGCCATCGGAAGAAACCCATGTAATTTTGCTAGCAATTTTTCCAGAGATGGTGTCAGGCCATACCGAAGCCGTGCTGCGATTGTTGAAACCGGTCACAATCGGACATTCCGTGTCTTCGCACAGCGGTTTAGTGGAAGGAGTCAGTGGAATATAATTCAGAGAAAAGGCGGTCGTCGCGGTGCCTTCGGTTATAGTAGAACCAGTGTTTTCGAATTCCACTGTCATATACACAGGAGCACCACGAACGGGTGGGTCCGGAGAAAGACCAAGGGTTACAGGACGGAAGACAGATGTAGTGTCACAGTCCTTGATTGTGGAGGTCGCACCCATAAAGAGTGCCAGTGCTGAGAGGAGACGGAGGAGCATCGCGGGTCTTTATTATAAAGATTGATGATTTGTTTTAGACTGCCGCAAATTTGACCCCGCATCAACAAACAGTAAAACCCCAATTACGATGAAAGTTCTCTACAATGATTGCTATGGCGATTTTGCTTTTTCCGCTGCCTTCTTGGCTGAATACAAGGCGCGCACTGGTACGGACTTGGATCTTACCAAAGCCCTCTTTCACACCGGTGCGCATTCGATTCGTTGCGACCCCGTGGCCATTGCGCTCGTGGCCGAACATGGCTCCGAATGGTCCTCTGCCCCAGAGGCCAACATTACCATCTACGAATTTCCAGATGTGTTTGCGCACTACTGGGAAATCGAAGACTACGATGGTAACGAAACCGTCCATCTCAACGTTAGTGACGCGGTCGCGGACCTCCTCCACACATTTATGGATACCGATCGAGACATCACTGCCCTAGAACGTCAATATCGCGCCATTATGGCAGCGGTGCCGCGTTCGTTTGGATTAGAACCAGAATCCAAGTCCAATGTGACTCGCGACTGTTAGTTGGTGTCAGACACGTTGGTCTTTTTGCCCGACATGGCATATTTGGAAGAGGATGAGCCTGAGTTGTTGCCACCGAATTTAGATGTAGTAGACGCAGATGCCTTGTCAATGTCGGCCTTGAGGTCAATCATGCGTTGGAGAACGTCATCAATGCGAGAATTGATATCTTTGATTTGACGAGCCAGAGTGCGATTGTCATCTGATAACTGATACACCGTGTCGCTGCGACTGGACAGTGAACAACTAACATCACTGATCGTGAGTTCCATAGTTGTGGCGCGTTTTTCGGCGGTAGCCAGACGTTCTTCGGTGGCGGTGCGCCCATGTTTGATCCCGTCCACGTCGGCTGCCATGGCAACCAGACGTTCTTCAGTGGCGTTGCGTCCGTGTTTGAGCCCGTCTAAGTCGGCTGCTATGGTGGCCAGACGTTCTTCAGTGGCGGTGCGCCCATGTTTGATCCCGTCCAAGTCGGACGCCATGGCAACCAGACGTTCTTCGATACCGGCAATACGATGTTCTTTGGCAGCGCGGCGTTCCAGTGTGGCTTGGGTTGTAAACATCTGGAAGTTACTGTTTGGTATTTTTAGGGACCACTTTAGGTGATCGCCTAAGGAGACAAACAGAATCCTCTATCAGATCTCTCATGGCTTCCCTTATCGTAGATAATCGCGAACGCGGTCTGATCACTGAACTCAATGCGCTGGGTGTACCCTTTACCACGGCCGCCCTGGATGTGGGCGACTTCCACGTGGTCGATGCCAGTAGCGGGGCTCTTCTGCTCGTAGCGGAACGCAAGAGTCACGCGGATTTTGCGGCCTCCAATGCCGATGGCCGCTATCGCGAACAACGGGCGCGGTTGATGGCGGTACGCGGAGGTGGAGTGGCAGTTCTGTATGTCCTGGAAGGGGTCTGGTCCGGCGACGAGGGGCGTCTGATTGGCGGTCATGGACGAACTACAGAGGGTCAACTGCGCCGCCTCGTGACGCGCCTCGTGCTCCGCTACGGTCTACCTGTGCTCACGAGCCGTTCTCTGGCCGACACGGCCATCTGGTGTCGGACTCTGTTAGCCCAACTCGGTGACGATGCGACGGTTTTCCGCCCTGAAGGCGACCTCGCCACGGCTACTACGGCCGCTTTAGCCGGCATGAATGCCGCACTGAGCACGGTCAAGAAGGCCAACCGAACCCCGGTTTCCATCGCGACGGCCATGCTTTCGGCCATTCCTGGTCTCGGTGAAAAACGGGTGACCGCGCTGTTGGCGGAACGGTCTGTAGCAGAACTTGCCGCCATGACTGCGGCGGACATTGGTGGATTGGTGGTCGGTGGAAAACGCCTGGGACCGGCACTGGGTGACCTCATTGCGGCGGCGTTGGGGTTCAAACCTAGTAGTCCTCTCGTTCAACACCAATAGAACCATTTACCATAAATATATCTTCTGAAGGAGGTATATAATCCGCTGAAAGTGGGAGATACCATTTGGAACCTTTTATTATTGAAATATGACTACCTCTGGCAATTTCATCAATGTACCTGCGATAAAATGAACATCTGACATTATATGGTATTCTCTGAAGAACTCTCATAGCTGAACCAGGTGCGTATATATCTATATCTGAAATATCTGCCGGAAACTCGTGTTGTATAGATATAGCGTAGCTTTTTGACATCCACCGCAAAACATCGGTCCACGAATTTTGAATAACTGTAACACGTGCTTCATCAATCTGAGATTTTCGCACCGGTTGAAATGGACGAATTGTCTCATACCATGTTTGTCCACGCGTTAAGAAATAATATAATGATAGAGGAATTGTGCGGCCTCCATCTTCTCTACAGATACCGGATTCATCATCCAATGTTATTCCTTTGGCGCCATGATTTACAGCAAGTTGAATAGCCGCTTCCACTATATCTTTTGAAGTAGCAGTTCCTTCTACTGAACAACTTTTCCCTTTCATAACTTCTTCTAAGTGAGCAGTAATCTGTGGGCCGGTCTTATCAATCGTGAGACGAAAACAGTCAGCATTTCCTTTTGTTTTACCGCCAACTATTAAAACTTGTGTTTTGGTTTTGTCTTCATAATATTTGAAGGTGTTATTATTTACGGTAATAAAGGCGCCACCAGCTTGGTCCCATGATGGAATAAATCGGTCTGCGTTATCGCGAACAATATTCCGCTGAATAGCATATTCAACCTGCTTCCAAAAGTTTTGTTTACGGGTTCGTTGGGGCATTCTCTATTTATAAATAATTAAATTACCCTACAGCAAGCAGATTATACATGGAAGATGCGTTCTGGCTATGACCATCTTTTTAAATTAATTGGGTCCGTTTGCTCTAACTGCTGCGCAGAATATGTCGCATCTCCGCAATTTCACGCGTCTGACTGACCAGAATCTGTTCAGCCAAACGGGCAATGCGAGGGTCGCTACTCTGGACGCGAGGGCGACTCGTTAGAATGGCCATGGAATGGTGCGGAATCATATCACGGAGCAACACATTACATGTGCTGCGACTTTCACAGAGATACTGTTTGTCATCAATGGACCACTGACGACGATATGCGAGAACGATGGCCCCTATGATACCGACCCATGACAGGTGTCCATGGACCGTTCCATCCACAGCCACCATGGCCGCGCCCATAAAGGCACCCATGTAGACCTGGGACCGTGAGAAATAGACGTCCGCCGGATCCGACGCGACCCGCGGCAGCGGTGTTTACACCACCGCTACCATAGCAAATGGCATCACAAAGACCTGGATGAGGACCATAGTAACAAACATCAATACATAGTCCATTGTCATTCGAACTGCTCTACTGTTATGTTAGTCTTTATGGAAGTTCGGTTGGTTCGCATAACCGAATACAGCAACGACGATAATAGTCAACCAAGTGACCTACATCTTGGACCGATAACTCCGCATACCCCTTTTTATACGAGGCCCACAGACGTTCGCAGCCGCGTTTACAGGCAGCAAAGTCTCCATGGCGAAAGCTGTTAGCAATAAAAATATGTAAAGGCGACGCTGGCGCATCCTTGACCCACACATAATTGGTCACCATCTGTTGGTAGTCGCCATAGTAAACATCAAAGAGTTCACGATGGTCAAAATAGACGGCGCTGAATAACTGTTCGTCCGCATGACCATAGCCGCGTTCCAAATACCAGAGAAACTTCTCTTCAATACGTTCACAGAATTCGCGCATGTAGCGGGCATTACCCGTGAAAAATCCGCTACACATTGAACAGAGACCTCCATAGCGAAAATATTCCGATGGATTACTGACCAGGCTGCGGGGGCGATAATCGATATAACATGTGGAGAATTTGTCGCGATTTTCGCGAAAAACGGCGTCGAGATTCACCAGATTCTTGTACCCCATGCGCTCGATACAGATATTCAGCCAGGCAAAATGGCTGGATTGGAAAGGATTTTCCGCAATAGTGCGCTTCAGCATGTCGTAGCGCGCCATACAGAACAAATAGTAGGAAGCCGTGTTGCGGTCATCAAAAGCATATGGATGGGTCTTACGGTTTTCAATAATCTGATTTCTATGTTGGGTTAAACGAAAATCCTCGAATGACATCGTCACATATTTGGTCTTATGTGCCAACCATACAGGTCGCATCGCGCGTAGCATTTCCACGGATTCCGGCTCACAGTACACTACCAGATTTTGGTCCAGGGACATGGTGGCATAGGCACTCTGTAAATAATGCTCACGCGGACGCCCCTTAATCGAAGGTGACGCATCAGGCATACGGGTCAGGTCAAAATATGCCGTTACAACCGTCCAATTGGATGGCGCTGCCTGTTGTGGAAAAAGGTCGCTATCAAAAAAGCGAACGACACCTGTTCCGGACCAGTGTCCTAACGCCGTCACATCCACTTTGTGCTCGGTCGGTATTTTGAACCAGAAGTTGTCGCGCATTTCCTTAAAATACCATATATCATCACAAATAACGAAGCCACGATACTCTTTGTCGCGCAACCATTCATAAAACGCGTATTCGCGTGTTCCTTCATGTGGGTCAATATCCAGAAAAATAAAGGCGCTTTGTAACAGTCGGTCGGTCCAAAGAGCCAGTGTATCGGGTTGAAACAGGTCTTCCAAATGATAAACGATGTTGTTTTTTTGTGGTAGGGTGTAGGTATGAGCAATATCAAACGAATGAATAGTATTTGTTGAATTATGAGACAGCGCTAGAGCGGAGGCACCACGATGGGTCCCAATGTCAAATATGGTTGCGTTATTAAATTGGGTAGACAAGTAGGCCAAAAGTTGATAATGCTCTTTACCAGCGGGTCCTAGATACTCAGACCAATTAATTTGATTATCTGGAACGGTTGTGAGTTCCATAGCGCGAATTTTACAGAGGTCCATAACAGGTTTATCGTAAATCTGTTCAGGAATCTTTAGCCTTCCACAATATAAACAGAAACGAACAATCCAATTATCAAAGAATGTGTTCGCCCATTTTTGTCACTGCCATCTATGATATTGAACGCGCAGGCTATATTGACACTCTGTGGTCCCGTGTCAATGTACTGGCTGCCGCCCTTCCCAAACTTCATCTATTTTGTTCCACTGCGGATGTCATAGAGAGACCAACACATCCCATCATTCAAAAACACGCACTGGAACTAACCGAGACTGATACCTGGCGTCTTCTTCACACTGTGAGCGACTTACCGTCAACCCGCAATGAAACCAAAGACACGCTCCCCTTCCTAATTCTCCAAAATGCCAAAACGGAATTTCTTCGTCGAGCAGCAGATGTGTTAGAAGGCACCCACTACATCTGGATCGATGCTGGTATCGTCAAAGTTCTCCAGACCTTACCACCCGCTATTCCGACCCACTTCACATTTCGCGATGTCCACATCACGATTCCTGGCTGCTGGGGTCCTTGTACCGATGCGTCACTGTTGACCGAACGCATCTACTGGCGATTCTGTGGAGGACTGTTTGTTGTTCCCGCAGCCCTTGTGACACCCTTTGCGGAGGAAGTTCTCCGTGGCTGCGCCGAACTCAAAAAAACCACCTGGGAGGTCAATGTGTGGGCTTATATTGAGGCCCGTTTACCCATACGCTGGATTCCAGGCGATCACAACGATAGCATTTTAGACGCACTACGCGGGGAATAGTTCACGCTCGACCACATCACGAGGAATAACCGTGACGGCTGACGTGCGGTCCCAGCGACTGTAGCTCATAAGAATACGGTCCGCCTCCACAACGAGTCCCAGAGCGTATTCGATGGGGTTGCCGTGAAATTTAAAAAGAATAGAGTGACGACGGAAGGCACCGGTGATGGTATCCAGAACCACCAACACGTGATAGTAACGACGCGGTGTGGAATAGTCTACCACATGACACAGAAACCATGTTTCGTCGCCGCGACGGCAACCATTTGAGGAACCGCGTACAAGGCGGAAAAATGGAGGTACATTATCCATTTTGGCAACCACCTTAGTCATTGTGGCAGAGTCATACACCGTAAGCGGTGACCATTCGTACACGAGACGCCCATCGGGAAAATAACACCAGTTCTTCTCGCATTCGCGACCCGTCGGCGACGACATAACCGTGGGGACTAACATCGACTGTGTGGTATCGTATACACCGCCACCGATGGTCAGGCGACCGGTAGCCGGATCCTGAACCGTTCCCAGAAAGCGTACCGTGCCGTGACCATCGTCGTAGAGCTTCACATCCTCCACACCCTGGTAACGCAAATGGGGGTCGCGGATGGCGTCTAGCCAGATAGGGGTGCCCTGTACCTGGAGGTCGTGGTCCAGCGTGACCGTCTTGTTAATGGTCACAATTTTCCCGTCGTCATTCTTAAATCTATAAGAACCATCCGAACTAATGCTATAATTGACATAGCGAACATTCATGAGGTAGCTGTCGGGTTTGTGTGGGTCCTGAATAATACACGGACTGCTGCTGGTAAAGGTGTCGGTGCGCCCCGCCACCGTTTTGACCACGCCCCCTTCACTAAAGTCCACGGTGCGCACGCCAGCGAGGTCCGTAAGGCGACGAACATAAAACTGATAGTTACTCAGAACATTGTTGGTATTGTAGCCCGTTCCGAGCAGATATATATAGCGACGGTGATCGATGGGAGCATCCGTGTAAAAAGCGAGCACACTGTACTCGTAGTCAAACAGATAGTCGTAGACCCCCTTGTTAATAAAGAGCACGTCATCCTTGGGATATGGAATGGCCGCACCTAATTTACAGAACATCATACCCAGTTGATTTTTGCCATCTTCGCGATACATTTTAGTAACCTCATAGAGGGTTTCCGCACGTTTAGGATGTCGCCCATAGCCCTCCAGCCACCAGTGAACAGCATTGGCCTTGTCACCCACGCGGCGATAACAGCGTCCGATTTCCAAACAGGCCTGAAACACTTCCTCAACCCAACCACCAAGTTCAATACGGCGTTGATAGGCAGCAATGGCTTCAGCATGACGTCCGAGGTCACGATAACTGTTCGCCAGATAGAAGTAGTAGCGTGGATTATCGGGTTCCTCAACGAGACCGGCCTGTAGCAAACGGATATCGCGCTCGAATTTGTCGTCCTTGGCGCCACCATCACCAATATCACGAATGCGAAGTGTAGACAGCTTTTCGCATCGGAGACCTTTGGGTATTGAATAGTATTCGTGTGTTGGTCCTACACAGGTAATCCCAACTCCCGTGCGTACAATACGCGTATTATAGTATTCCATGGCACTATTGTATTGTACAATCGAGTATTCATCGGCGGTAAGCGCTGTAGTCGAGAAGGCAGGGTCAATTTCGAGACACATATCGGCATCCAGTAGCAGAGCGTATTCGCCCCAGGGAGCCGCCGCGGCCAGAGCAAAGGAACGGTTGTAACCAAAGTTGCGAAATGGTTCGCGTATAACTGTACCAGGCTTTCCCGCCGCGCGCATAAAGTTTTCAATTCGCTGAACCGTGTCGTCGGTGCTGCCTGTATCACAAATACAGTAGGTATCCACAATTGACAGTACGGAGGCCAAGAGACGCTCAATAATTTTACTTTCGTTTTTGACAATCATGTTCAAACAGAGTTTGCCGCATTTTGGTTGGGTTTCTGATATTTCTAGTTCCGGGATTTCCATCTTGCGTCTCGCTGTGGAATTAAGATAACGCAAGTAACGCGACGGGCTAAACACTCATCATATAGTAAATAGTAGTCACATGGCCGCACGTCGTTCTCAATCTCCACCCGATCCCACTGCCGCTAAAATCTACAATCCTTGGAATCCCAATAATCGTGATATCCCTGTTGGCGAAATCGCCCGTATTATTCGTTATCAGCCCAAACGCGTGGACTTATTCCGCCAGGCGTGTGTGCACAAGTCGTTCGTCTCACGTGACCAACATGATCCCCAACTCATCGCGCCCCGTCCAAATGAATGTATGCCTCTGAAAGCCGCCGATAACGAACATCTGGAATACGTGGGTGATGGGATTCTGGATGCCATCGTCGGCGAATACCTGGAACGCCGCTATCCCGGCGAGGGCGAGGGATTCTGGACATCGCTGCGCTCGGAACTCGTGAACAACGAACATCTCGGTGAACTCGCTCTCAAGATGGGCATGGCCCCGTGGCTCATCATGTCCCGTCACATGGAAGAGGTCTGCGGTGGGCGCAGTAACCGACGCATGCTTGGCTCCATGCTCGAAGCCTGGATTGCCGCCATGTATCGCGACCGCGCGGCCGAGGACCCCAAGACCGCCTTCTGGCACGTCCAACAGTGGATGATTGATGTCCTGGAGACCTATGTGGACTTCGGTGAGCTCATTTCGCACAATACCAACTACAAGGACCAACTCCTGAGATACTTCCAAGCCACCTTCCACCAGCCACCGCGCTACAAGGAGGTTGCTACAGAGGGTCCGCTCCACAATCGCATTTTTACGATGGGGGTGCTCCTACCGGATGGTACCGTGCTGACTACAGCCGTTGCCCGCAATAAAAAAGACGCCGAACAAGAGGCCTCCCGGCTCGCACTCGTCAGTCTCGGCGTCGCCAAATAACGCGCGAAAGGGTAGAGGATGGCAGACAGTAACATTGAAGAAGCACCTATCGGTCGTGTCGTACCGAAGCTGAAGCTGAAGGGTGTTAGTGTCACGAAGGCGACGGCGTTTGGTGTGGAGGCGCCGACAATTGTTCAAAAACAGGTGGTCAGAGAAACGACCGCCCGCAATGTCAGTCTCATGCCGATTGTTCGCAAGACACAACAAGTTGCCGTTTCATCTAAAGTAACAAAGGGAGTTACCTTTGCGGCTCCTGATATGACACCAACGACTACTACGGTCATGACTAAAGATGAACTGATGGGCGCCACGATGCCTGAAGAGGGAGAGGTAGAGGAACAGGTAGACCAACAGGTCGTTGCCGAGGTCAAACAGCGTATGGCCGGTACACGCAAGTTAGCCCAGATTCCACTGCCACCTGACGAAGAAATCATGACCAAACAGGAGTTCGTGGCCCCCGAAAACAAGGCCCTCGTGTCCGTAATCACAAAGGGCGCGGACCCTATCGAGGCCAAGTCCAAAGAAAAAGACGCGGTCACCGGTCTGCCGCTCTATCGTCCCATTTCGTCTCCCCTGTTTCACAAATTTATTGTACAGACCTTCTCATCCTATTCGCAACTCGTCATGCGTGTTCTGGCCGAAGGTAAGGAGAAGGCCCAACAGAAAAAGGAAATCGACCCCGATGCCTGTAAACGCCGTGACCCCAACAAGGTCGAAACCTTCTATTACCAGAAGTTTGTCCGCGACTACCTGTTCCGCGGATCGCCCTATCGCGGTCTCCTCGTGTACCACGGTCTCGGCTCCGGTAAGACCTGTACCTCTATTGCGGCAGCCGAAGCGTTATACTGGGGCGGCCAGAAGACCATCTACGTTCTGACACCGGCGACGCTATCTAACAACTACCGCCGCGAACTCGGCAAATGCGGTTATTTTCCACTGCGTCAGAACAATTACTGGAAGTTTCTGGCCTCGGGACCGCTGGCCGACAGTTGGCTCACGAGCGTGCTGGGTCTTCCCGCAGACATTGTAAAGGCGATGGGTGGTGGCTGGGTCGCGGACCCCACCAAACCCAGTAACTGGAACGACCTGGCCGAGGAAAGTCGCGAAGCCATTCGGGCTCAACAGCAGGCGCACCTGAACCACCGTTTCAAGTTCATTCACTACAACGGGGTAACACCAGCCGTGTTAGCGCGTCTGGCCGGTGACGGCGTAGCGAGCGGTCGTTCCATGTTTGACGATGTGGTCATTATAGTCGACGAAATCCACAATCTGGTCCGTACCATCAACGGTACAGAAATCGGCAGTCGCCCCATTTCCAAATTCATGGAGACCCGTGAACCCCGTGAATACACCTGGACGACACCCACCGGTCGCGAGCGTCCCGGTTTCCGCTATCCCCGCGGTTACACGCTCTATCGTCTCATTCAGAACGCAGTGGGGGCCAAGATTATTGCCCTGTCAGCCACACCGATGATTAACTACGCCCAGGAGTTCGCCATTCTGATGAACATGGTCGGCGGTGAACAGCGTCTGGTGGAAATTGCTCTCGACAAACTCCAGGGACCCAACTCTGGTCTGGAAGCCTGGGCCCGTCAGCGTCCTGATGTGGATTTCTACAGCATCGAGGAAAACGAAAATGGCAAACCGGTACTCGTCGTGACACCGGTACCCTTCGGCTTCTCCAAAGTTGTCGGTGATAACTTTGACACGCGTGGCTTTGTGCGCACGGGTGGCCAGGGTGCCGATCCCGCACAAAGTCGCGAGCGCAACATGGACCGCTGGGCGCAAGAACTCGTGACCGACCTCGTGGCCAAGAACATGCTTCCTGTAATGACCAAGACCGACGTAGAAGGCGCAGTGGCGGCTGCGTTGGGCACCGAAGAGGGTTACCGCGCCGCCATGAAGGCCGGCGAGGCCATCAAGGGTTACAAGGGCGTTGTGGTTCCCGCCACCAAGGTGTATCGCACCATTACGCTGCCCATGCTTCCTGATGACCCTCAGACCTTCGTTCAGAACTTCGTGGACCGTAACACCCTTCGTATCGTGAATCCGAATGTCCTCAAGGCCCGTGCTGCCGGTCTGATTTCCTACTACAAGGGCGGATCCGAAGACCTCATGCCCCGCGTGACGGTCAACGAGGTGGTCTCTATTCCGATGTCAGACTACATGTTCCAGGAATACACTCGTGCCCGTAATATCGAACTCGAAATGGAACCCGAAAAACCCAAGGTCCAGGACCAGACCGTCGTGGCTCGCAAGGGTATGACGGCGGCGGAGGCGGACCTCTACACCCAGGCCACCAAGACTCAATCGGCCGGTTTTCTGGCCCTGAGTCGTGCGGCCTGTAACTGGGTCTTCCCAGAAGATGTGGAACGTCCAGGTATGCGTCGTATTGATGAAACCAATGCGACAGCGGAGGAAATCAAGGCCTACGTCAAAGAGCAGACGAAACTCCTAGGAATCACGGAAGAGGGTACCATTGCGGTAGACAAGGCTACCGACGTCGCCGAACCACTTCTGTCGACCAGCAACGTCATGGCCACGCACGAGGACGAAGCAGAACAAACAGAAGCCGTGCTGCCCGATGAAGTCCAGCCCACGACGGCCGAGGATGCCATGGACCCTGGTCTCCGCAAAATAGTGGGAACTCTGTTAGCCGAACTCGAAAGTCGCGGTGCCGAATTTCTGATGGGTGGTGGTCTCGCCACCTTCTCGCCGAAATACGCCACAATTCTGGCCAAGGTCCAATCCAGTCCGGGTCCAACGCTGGTATACAGTCAGTTCAAGACGCTGGAAGGTCTCGGTATTTTTGCCGCGGCTCTGCGTGCTGCCGGCTACCTGCCACTGGACTTACAGAAAGATGCCGAAGGTGATTGGGTCATTCCTGATGTCCTCATGGAAGTCGGACGTCCCCGCTACGTGCTCTATACAGGTGACCAGGACCTGGAAAAACGTCGTCTGCTCCTCCAACTCTACAACGCCGATGTGACCGGTCTCCCACCCAAACTGTCGGCCCAGTGCGCCACGCTGCTGGATGGTGCCCCTGATAACCGCGACGGTCGCATCTGCCGCGTCTTCATGATTACACAATCGGGTGCGGAGGGTATTTCGCTCTTTAATACTCGCCAGGTTCACGTTATGGAACCCTACTGGAACAATGTTCGTCTCCAACAGGTCATTGGTCGCGCGATTCGTCTGTGTTCGCACATGAATCTGCCGCTCGAGGAACGCACGGTGGAGGTCTACACCTACCTGTCGACCTTCAGTAAGGAGCAAAAGGGTGAGGGTATGGCCGGTGGCAAGAGCAAAGCCGCGGCCCTGATGATGGCGGACAAGGGTCTGACAACGGACGAGATGATCTATGCCATCGCCCAAGCCAAACAGCAACTCGCCGATGGTCTGTTTGAAATCGCGCAGTCCTCAGCCGTAGACTGTCTGATTCACCACCACGAACACGGCAAGGTCGTCCAGTGTTTCCGTTTTGATGACAAGAACCATCCGCTGTTCATGTATCACCCCGATTGGCGCAAGGACCTCGTAGCCGCCTCCGTGATGCGTACCAAGTGAGGTCTAAAGCAACAAACAGATTGACCCTCCAAATCAATATGAACGGCGTTGAAGACACCTGGGTCTACCTCCAATGTGTCAAAGTCCGTAGCAAACTCCGCGTCCGCGGTAAGGGATGCGAACTGTATGTTTCCCCGCGATTTGCGTCGTGATGGTGCCCGCTACCGCGTGCGTCCCTGGTCACCACCCGCGGCAAATACTATTATTCTGTGAAGCGTGATATTGAGGTGCTGAGCGAGGTGGTCTCCGCCGCGGACCTCCACATCTACGAGGACGAAGGTACCACGGAATGCGCCATCTGTTTGTCCGAACCCAAAAACACCGTGGTGAATCCCTGTGGTCACTACTACATGTGTAGCGGCTGTGCGGACTCGGTGCTTGCCGCGGTCCCGTCAACAGTCTGATTCGCAAGGACCAGATGGCGGAGGATGATTAGAGTCTGGGATTTTATTGCTGTGACTGTTTGTTGAAACAGACCGTCAAAGCAACCAAAACTTGACATGGACCCAACTTAATGTCACGACCAAATCATGACATACATAAGCCCAATTTATAAAGATAGCAGAAATTACGAACAGTATTTTAGCAAAGAAGCAACTGAAAACTGTAAACGTGAATTAGCCCAGAAGAGAATCTGCGTCGTGCTTCGTCATAAGAGAACGCACATTATCTTCTTTGTTTCAAACGATATATCAATTGAACAAATTCTGGCATCATTCCAAATTCCGATCGCGTGGCTAAGTAAGACAATACGGATGACGCTGAATCAAGAAGAACAAGTATTTACATCACCTGCGTCCCTGACGGATTTTCAGACTCCTTTACGTGATATTGGGCTGACCGAACAAAATCAAGTAAATCTTATCTTGAATCAAGAACAAGAGTTGTCACTTCCGTCATCGCTACAGGGTTAAACCAGCGACGACCACGCATCGTTCATGTCGGTCTGAAGGAGGTCCGTGCTCAGACGGTAGTCGAAGGCGCGGAACCAGGCGATGCCGCCGGTCCAGGCCTGTCCTTCGGGGTGGGCGTCGCAGCCGATGCGCATCTGTTCCATAATGAGGGTGGGGTCATAGGCGGGAATCATGGCTCGTCCCGCCTGCTGTCCATTTACGTAGATGGTATAGCCGGTGAAATCATCATCCCAGACGAAGGCAAAGTGGAACCATTGACCAGGGGTGTAACTGGCCACACCGAGGTCCGAGGTCCAAACATTCTGGGAAAAGTTGTTTTTGATGTTCGTCGTGCCCGCCGCCGGACCGACACCCCAAGGAAAAATGAGTCCCGTGGCCTCCGCCGTAATCATGAAGTCGTTCGTGCGGCTGGCGTAGGGCTGGACAAAAGAAGGGTCAAATCCGGCACGAGGCAGTCCACCATACGTAACCGACTGTGGCAGATTGAAGAAACTTACAATGGAGGGGACGGTGCCTTGAGGCGCTGGCGTCACCGAGTTAATCTGGAGCATCATCGTAATCGTTTTGATAGCACGGAGACGAACACCCTGTACCCACTTGCTGTAGTTGTAGACGCCCTGGCCGGAGCCGCCGACGATGAGGGCCTGTTTGCCGTTCAGCGGACCGATGTTGGCCGTTGTCACAAGATTCTGGAAGACGTTGTTGGTGTCCGCGATGGGGGCGCCGCCCTGGGGCGGACTCGTGACCGTTGCCATCTTGTTGAAGGCGAGTTCAATCATGGGCTGGCGGCGGTCGGCCACCAGAAAGAGTTGGGCCGCGGGGAGCTCCTGCCAGCCACCTCCATTCACAGAGACCTGGAGATCAAAAGACCAGTTCACACCACCAGGGTTGAAGGTCCAGAGATCCAGCGTATACGATTGATCCGCCACCATTTGTGTAGGTTGCGACGTGGCTGTGCCTGTAATCCAGGAACCACTAAACATCTGCTGACCGTTTACGAAGAGCATAGTATTGTTCGTCGTGTTCAGCATGAACTGATAGGAACCACCCTGGGCTGGCACAAAGGAGGTCGCGAAGTGTTGGCCTTCCGTAACAATGTAGCCGCCAGGCACTTCTTGGTTCACCTGGGCCGGCACTGAACTGCTGGGAAAGCCATTCTTGAAGAGGTAGCGACCCAGAAAGTGAGTGTTTGGCCCATAGTAGCCGAACTGGGGAAACCCAGTAGGATACAGGTAGCGATTCACCATGACACCGTTGTAGTTACAGCCCTGACGGGGGTACTTAACACCGAGTCCGTAGACCTGACCGATGCGGGTGGCCTGGAGATTGGGGTCCGTTTGAGGGTTGTCCGCCTGCTGTTTCATCGAAGTTAAGTTGCTGAGAACGGACTGCCATTGACCCAGCGAATTCCAGAAGGACATGTTGCCGGCGGCAAGAGCGGACCCCTGGGGCGAATAGCCCTGGGCCAGCGCCGACTGCGTGATACAATCCTGGTCGTAGGGACCAGAGTCCGTTGGTGCGTAGGCACAGGGGTTGAAGGGAGTACCGTAACAGAGAGCCTGGGCCGCATTCGTGGCGCGTGTGCCGTCGCCGCTGTTGGCTTGACGGGCCAGGGCTGCCACAGAACTTTGGACATCGCCGACCCCGAGTTGGCCGTTATTTACGAGACCGGGATTGAGTTGGAGACCCGAACGTTGGGCCACGGCGTAGACAGAGTTGAATTGGGAGGATGCGGAGGGATAGGTGCCACCGGTGAGACTCTGGGCCAGCAGACCGTTGGACGAACAGGACTGCGTCACGAGTGACTGGAGGCACCCAGGGCTGAGGGCACCACCTGCCCCTGGACTACACAGAGAGGTCGGACCTGGTGGACCCGAAGGGCCAGGACCTGGTGGCGGTGGAGGACAGTTCGCCGCGTTCGTCACGATGGAACCCTGGGGACAGTCACCACCGGGTGATCTGGGATAGGCGGGATTGCCGTTACCATCTGTGAGCAGCGCAGAGTTCGACACCGTACACCAGCCCATATTCGGCATCTTGGCGTACTGTATGTCCGGACAGGAACGAATCTGGGCCGCCTGTTTGGCTGCCTCCATGCTCTGGGCCTGCGCGGGATCCCATATCCACTGACCCGAGCCGACCTGCGTGTCCAGCGTGGGACTCATGGGACCCCGACGTGTTCCGTAGGCGCCAACGGAGGGAGTAGCGGGGTTGGGTACATACCACCAGCCACATCCTGTGCGAGCATCCGGTTGGCGCATACCTGATGTGGGGAAGGGGGTAGCGCGACATTCGGAATCCCGTTTGATGGCGTCCGTGCCTGCCAATCCGAATTCATCCACATAACGGACAGTATCAGCTACACCACGTCCGTCGGAGAAGCCGAGCGCCGCCTGAATTGTGGAGGCATCGGCCACGCGCGAGTTCGATGGCAGGGCCCGGTTTAACTCATTCATATAGTAACGCCGCTGTTGGTCTGAAAAGTCTGCAGCCATTGTTTCCCTCTACCACCTAGGCCGATAAAAACTCGTGTGGTCCACAACCGAAATAGTAAAGGAGATAGAACCAGTAGTTATCAGAACCTACTTCAGCCTTCGCATGAATAACATGGACATCATTGGGCCAGCGGAGAACCATATTGGAATATAGATTTTGTTCCTTACCCATAAACAGTCCTGACTCCCCAAAGATGTGTAGCATTTCGGCATAGTGTTCGTTCCACTTGCGCCAGGCCTCGACGCCACCGGCCAGCACACCTGCCCCAATACGATTCTTATTTAATGTAAAGTCGACAGGGATTTTCGCAGCAATTTCTGACGGGGTGTATGGATTAACTTGTAGAACTGTAATTTTATCATTTAATATACGATGACCGCGATTGTGTAGCGCGGCAATCCATGACTGAATGGTCGGTGTGCGTACTACGCCCGCATCGCACCACATAAATTTGCGGTGACCGAAGGGATTTTCGCGAATTGTTTGTTGAACAAACACTGTTTTCTGATACCAAATCATATAAAGTTCGGGACTATGATAGGCTGCTTCGTGGTCCACTTTGTACTGCGCATCCCAGAACTCAGGAGGAAACTTCGTTGCCGCCTCCCAGGACTCACGAGGCTGAACCACAATGCGGGTGCGGTTGGCAAAGGGGGCGCGCCATTTAGTAAATTGTTGTGCGTATTGTTTATCGGTGTAGATTACCAGGTGGCCTTTATAGGTGGTAAAAAAAGCCTGAATCCAAGTCATATAATTCGAAAGGGAACGTTTTGAACGCATTTCGTAAAAGGCGGTAACGAGTGTAAAGGGTTCCTCCTGAGCCACATAATAGGCCTTTACCGCGTTAGGGTCCTGTTTACCAGATGCGTTAAAATGCGATTGCTGATGTAGACGGTGACGCACTAACACTTCAGGTACATTATAGATGCGATGACCGGCTAGGGCGCTGCGTAACCAGAGGTCGTAATCTTCGCAGCCATAGAAGCGATTATTGTATATAGCCACAGATTTTTTGAGTAGTGTTGTACTGTTAATAATGTGGTTGGTTTGGACCAGATCCTGTGCGGTTATCCATCCCGTTTTGATGGCCGGTTTGCCACCACGACTACCAAAATAGCAGCAGTCCGTGCCGATAATATCCGCACCATTTGCTGCCGCCGCCACCTGAACCGCCAGTTTGGTGGGTTCCCAGATATCATCAGCGTCCACATGGGCAATCCACTCGGTATCCGCATCCGCGCACATCAAATTGTCCACATCGGCTACACAACGGGCGGTTGGATAGTTGATAACATGGAAACGAGTGTCACCGGCCACCATGGCAGACGCTTGGACAAACACATCGCCGCCCGTAGGCCCATGTCCGTTCACACCAATAATACATTTCCAATGCGGATAGGTCTGGGTCTGTATGGAGGCCACAGTTTCTGGTAGAAACTCGATACCATTATACAGCGGAATACAAACCGTAATGTCGAACAGTTTGGCAATCGTATTCGAAATCCGAATCATTTCGGGGCGGAAGTAGTCTTGGTAGTTCTGGGGACCCGCGGGTCCAAAGTGTTCAATTGGCACGATGACGGTCGGTGTGGGGTTCACCGACAGGTAGGAACCCCACCAGTGAAAGGAGGAGTTTGCGCAGATATAGTTACTGAAGAGGCGAGCAAAGTAGAAAGAGATGAGGTCATTGGGTTCATCCAGAAAGCGGAATTGTGGTCCCTGGAAGTTGGCGCGACACCAGGCGATATCGTCGGACATAACATAATAAACATCGGCGTTCATGCGGTCCATGGCTTGTTTGTAATAGTCCAACGAACATGGATTGTGAATGGAAATCATATGCGCGTTTTTACAATAGTCACCGCGACGAACACCGAGGAAACAGCGTTTTAGGCCATCGGCGGTCTGTATGTTTGTAGGGTCCAGTTCTGGAAAACGTGTGAACAGGTCCGTTGTAGTACGCACTTCCTCAATGAGACCGGCGACCGGTGTTAACAGTGCCTTAATAGCATCCCTATGTTTGTCAAAATAGCGTTCGGATTGAAAATAGCCGTTCAGTTGAAGTCCGACTCCATTTTTCTTACAGGAAGTGGCGAGGCTGCCGAGGTCGCGGTAGGCGAACCCGACTTCATTATAGGGCAGCCAACGATGATGGTCGTGAAGGGATTTTTTTGGTAGTTTGGCATAGATATTATTATAATATTTGCTGGGATTACTACCTTGACCAGCGTGAAAAGTAGGGTCATCTTCCAGCAAAAAGAAATCGAGACCGTTTTCTAAGGCAGTACCTAGTGCCGTGGCAATCTGAAATAACTGGTTACCGAGCCCGCCTTTTAATCTACAAACAATGGGTACCATTCTGTATAGAGTAAACAAGGTTTATTACTGTTTAGACCAAAGCCTTATCCCAATTTGAAAATAATTCCAAATATTCGTGTGCCCTGTGCCAATTTTCTTCGATATCGTCATACCATTGTTCGTAGTGTTTGTCAGTCAGGATAGTTATTTTTTCCAAAAGTTCGTTAATACTACCAGTTTCTAACAGAATCCAACCATTCGTCTTGAATATGTCACCAATGTTTGGCGCCCCAAAGTAAATCGGGATTGTTTTCATGAGTAAACAATCCATAAGTTTTTCCGTAAAATAGTTTACCTGCCGGCTATTTTCAACTATTATGGCGAACTGAAAGTCTTTAAATAAAGCGATTTTATTGTCTCCAAGAAAGGGATTTCCTCCAAAATCTTTAATGTGTGGAGTTTGGTGCGATGAACGAAAAAAAGTTACTGGTGGTGCCACAGGAAATCGTTGTTGGCTAAAGTGTATAATTTGGCGAAATATGTGACCAGGCGCATTTCGAATATTTTTAGATCCAGCAATATTACTTACACGGAACTGTTTGCTACCGACATCAACATTGTCATAATCAATTGGTTGTAACCACTTTGTTCCATAATAATATTTACGTGCGTTGGGACAGAGACGCAACACATCCTCATGAAATGTCAATATGCGATCATATTTTTGCCAATTTTGTATTAAAAACTGCGCTTGTGGCATAATAATTTCTGGCTCAATTTGAATGTAAACATTGGATACATCAGGTATGTGAACCCTAGGAGAATCTGTTATAAATGCCGTGTTGGCTGCTACATTTTTAAGACAGTAGTTTTTATTATTATAAATATCGCTCACCCATTTTGTAGAAAATAAAAGTGGTGGTGTGGATGGCATATTGTATCCTATGATTACAACGTATTTCTTTAAGTACATTGTAAAAACTAATATATCCATATGTAGACTTTGCTTAACATCCGTATCGCACTTCTCTAGCCTCAATATCCGAGAAGTTATCATATTGGTGACCGAGGGCCGGAATTACCAGATACCAACGACCAGTGGGCTGGAGACGGGTCCAGTTGATATCCAGACAGAATTGACCCACTTTGCCGTTTTTAATGAGACCCTCTGCGGAGGAGCGGAAGTTTTCTTTGAGGACTGGGAGATAGTGACGCTGAAAAACGTAGGAACTTGTGGTTTGACTGTAGAGGACCTTATAAAATGGCGTTCCCTCTACTGGAACCCCCTGGGCATTCCAGTGATTGTAGGATGGCAGAAAAATATCCCATCCCTCGCCGTCAAAACGGTCAAAGAAGGCCCGCAGCCCACCGTCGAAATCGGCAAAGGCAGCACCCTTGAATGTGAAATCATCCTCCATGATCATGACTCGCTGCCATTCCGGATGTTCTTCCTCAACTATTTTGAGACACTTGATGTGACTCAGAGTACAACCGAGGGCACCATTGGCGTTCTTAATCGCCGGGACACGATGGATTTTGTCGGCGGGTATACCCATACGCTGGAATTCGGCTTCCAGGTGTTCGCGACGATCTTTGCGGTGGTCGAGATTGATGTACAGAATGGCATCAATCTTATCCATGAGTCTACTGTTTACACTTAGTGATTTCTGTCTTTATATGGTTAATTAAGGTCGTACAATAGTAAAATTAAAAGAAATAAAGTTTATTGGTATATTGTATTTATTAATTATAAATTTAATATATTTTTCCGACACAATTCTCCCATTATTTTTTCTGAACTCAGCTATTTCATTAATTCTTTTTCCGTACAGTATACTATTGCTATAATTCATTATCGCAAAACGGTCGTTGTAACCTTCATAATGATCATTATTTGGAATACTTATTTTTTCCGGGTGTAATAAAATTTGTTGAATAGGTAGTGAATTGTGTATTTGTACATCGGGGCGTATAAACATTATATATTTAAAGGTATACCCCTGACACATTTGGTTTTCAACCATTTCTAAACCACGCTTCATTGATTCAAGTGCGCATAAATGATTTTGTATTAATCCAGGTAACCATTCATAATTTGGATCATGACCTGTTGTTTCCCAAATATCTTTATAGAAATAATTATTCATGTTTAAATTGTCCAAAAACTCCCATTGCGCATCAATTTTGTAAAAATCCGGATTTAATAAATTATATTCATCGTAATCTATTTCTTGTGGTATGGTATTTTCCCATATTTTTTGTTTATTGTCTTTTGTTCGCCATGTATGTATAAATACTTTATGTGTTAAATTATGTTGTTTTAGCACATCATATACAAATGTACGATGACTTTGGTATACTTTTTTGGTAGAGCGAGTTAAACCCCAATAAATAACAGCAAAATCAATATCCATTCTTATCTTTGCGTTTGCATTTTTCAGCGATATCAAACTCTACCGGAATTATACAAATCCACTACCGAGCCCATGCCACAATAATAGTCGGCCTGTTGGTTGTAGGTGGCACTGAAATCGGCACTGGAAATGGCCTGGGGGCCACCACAAGGATTGGAAGGGCAGTTACAGTTGGGCACCCAGTTAGCCACGGAGGAACCATTGCGCGTCCAGAAAATCGCTCCGTCTTCGTTACGGCGAATAAACTGACCGGCTTGAGGCAGTGTCGTGCCCAGCGAAGCCGGTGCCGGAATAGAAGTCAGTGACATGGAGCCGGTATTCGACGTCCAGGTCTGACAGGTGTTCGCATCTGGAAAGTAATAGCAGTTCTGACCATCCTGACTGGCACACATGACCGTACCGGGTGCTCCACCGGCATAGTTCTGGGTCAGAGCCGGAATAGCGTTGGCAGAAATTGGTGTGTCCGTGGTGCTCGAGATGTTCAGAAACCAGGTATTATAGTTACCGGATTGATTGGCGGCCAGGTAACTGTTGTTGATGGCAATATTGAGCGCCTGGAAAGGGATCGGGATTTGGGTCCAGGTGTTGCCAGCGGAGAGACCATAGACGTTACCCGCCGTATCCATACCGGCCACTTTGCTACCATCGCCACTGACGGCCACACGACTCATTTGCGGACCGGCTACAGGGTTCCATTTGCCGCTGACCCATTGCTGCGCGACACCTGCCGGACTGACCGCCCAGATGTTTTCCGAGTTACCCACGGCGATTTGGCTGACCGTGTTGGGGCCGCTCATGGGAGTCCAGGTGGCGGTGGATACGTTCCCACCCGCCGCAAGGTAGGGGGTGCCGTTCGTGTCCACGTAACAGAGGGTGCCATCAGAGCCCACGGAGACCCAGGTTGCCATCACATTAGCATAAACGTAGTTGCCATTCAACCACTGCGCCAGGTTACCGTAGGTGCCGAAGTTGTTGCCAACGCCGACGGCAAGACTTGCGGACTTACAGTCCATCTGAATCATGTTGCCAGGCAGCTGATTCCAACTGCCACCCATACCATTGCGCAGATAAGGGAATATATTCTCATTGGAGCCACACATGGTGCCGTCATCGGCGAGACCGATGGTGATCAGTTGACCGCCCTGGGGGTCCTGATACCAGGAACCGGTCATGGCAATCTGGACCCAGTTACCGACGACGCTTGAGACCATGGCGGGGGTGAAGCACTGCCAGTCCGTGGGGTTCGGTGCGGGGCAGTTGCTCGTGGACGGTGGTGGTGGTACGAGTTTGATATTGAAACACTGCTGCATAGCCTGGGCCTGGGCGTCGAAATCAGAGGTGTCCTGCGCGCGATTGAAAATGCCCTGGAAATACTGACGGATGCCAGATACGCCACCGAACGCATTGGCGGCCGTGACATTGCCCTGATTGACGGAACCATCCGCATTCAGCGGTGCTATTGTGCCCTGGGACCCACAGTAGGCGTAGGGGAGGGTCGTGGGGTCCACCGCTGTGTTGTCCATTGCAGCATTGCCACTCGTACGGAACAAGTAGTCCAGACATTCTGGAGAATGGGGACCTGTGGCTGCCAGTGGACCCTGACAGGGATTCAGAGGCGCGACACCGAGCATGGCTAGCGCTGCCGCTTTGTAGGTCGCGAAATCCACGGACGCCCCATTGGCGTCCACGCCGTAGATCGCGATATTGGCCTGGGCGTTCAGGTAGGCCATCGTGGCATCCAGGTTGGGTTTGCCGTCACTACCGTTCTGCGCCAACGCCGTCGCCGCCGCTGCCGTGGTAGGATAGGCCGTACCCTTTGTCGTACCACCCGCTGCCGTAAACAGCTCCTGGATACAGTACAAACTGGGGTTGAAGGCCCCGCCCGGACCAAAGCAGGAGTGTGAACTCATCAGACCGGCACCGATTTCGGTCAGTACCAGCGGACCCATGGGGCAGGCGGCCTGGTCATCCGAAAAGATCGGATCGCGCAGCGTGGCAGGCATCGTAAACGCCATGACCATCGTATTCTGGAAATCGGAACCAGGCACTGTTTGTCCATCGACCGCCGTAATAACATTGCCGTTATCCAGTGTGATCCAGACATGTTTGACCGTGCCATAGGCCGGGTCCGCGACACCGTATTGACTGTTAGGACCGACTACGAAATCACTCGCGGCACCCGCTGCGATTTTGACCGCACTCGTGACATCTTCACCTTGTCCGTCGGATGGATTGGGTGTGACGCCATACCATGCACTCGTCACCATACCACCCACGGCTTCATCGCGGCGCTGATACCAGAGCACCGTGTTGGGCACTTGGGCCTGGAAGGTGGACCAGGCGGGGTCGTTGCCAACCGCGGAGGTAACCGGACCGGCATTTTTGTCGCCGGCCACCGTGTAGCCATAGGAGGGACTGATGGTCTGTTCGCCGACGTCCAGAGAAACTGTGCGCGTTCCGCTGGCATTGGACATCCAACCACACCAGACTTTGGGCAGTCCGTAGACGGTGATCGTGTAGTTCTGCCCTTCGGATACCGTGAAGGTCAGGGATTTGGGATCCAGCGCCGGTTGCGAACTCGGTGGCAGCGTGGCCAGTACCTGTCCGCCACTACTGACTGACAGACCGACACCGTTGTTATTGTGTCCACCGGGGTGACTGACCCAGAGAGTTGTTGTGGTAGGCAGCAGAGAATTCGCGCCGGATTTGGGTCCGGTCATCAGAAGTCCTGTTGAGCCGGCAGCAGAGGCTCCATAGCACTGACCGCACTGGTTGGCCATCGTGGGCGCACCCGCCGTCATACATTGAAGCTGGGCCTCGCGTACGGCACAGGAGCGATTCACGAGGGTGAAATTTTCGGGCTTACATGTGCCGACTGTGGGTTGATAGATGGCCGCACCACCGTTTGCGTTGGCCACCTCGTTGGCGCGAATCTGATCATCACTGGAAATATACATGCCACCGCGCCAGCCTTTGCCGAGACTGTTAACGCCATTGCGATGACAGAAACCGCATTCCGCTAGCCGGGGATCATCGAGTTGGTCGCAGTTGACGGTGGTCAGGGATTCGCAGAAATTGATTTTCTCTTGGATCATACCGGTCTGTTCCACACCGGCGCCCTGTTTGCTACTGCCGTCATCGGCGGCACCGAGTGTCGTCATAGAAAGTAGTGAGAGCAGAGAGGGAGTGCGGGCATTGGGAACCGGGACGACTTGGCGAACGGCATTGTCCACACTGTCGGCCGGCACGATAGCCGTGGGTGCTTGAAGGCGCGCCAGATTGTTATAGCGTCGCTCGCCCTCCCATTGAAGTTGTTGGCGTTGGGTCTGGGCCGTGTCTAAGTCAATTGACGTGAAGCCTTCCAGGCTCTTCCGTCTGACATAGACCATAACCAGTACCAGAACCACCAGAGCGGTTCCGATTAACAGGAGCCAGGGTTTCATGATTGTTTGTCCTCTAACGTCCGTGGCCAATTTTTAGAGAAATTAAGCACGGGCCTTGGTTACATACAGTTTGCTGTTTGCTCAGTATAACTCCTTTTACGTATTATCCGGTCGTATATTGGTCGCAGAGTCCAATTCGCGTGTTATGACACGGAGCGAAAGTTGAACCTGACGGCTCAGATTTAGTACACCACCCTTCTGATAGGCTTCAGGAAAACCAGCCATTGCCGTTGCTAGCGCAGCATCACCCACAGCTGAACCAGAAAAGTAGTTCAGGCCACAGGTGCCAGTAGCGGGATCAGCAAAACGGTTGCGAATAACTAACAGATTCGCATAGCCACAGGCGTTGGGGCCATCTATCACGTTTGTACCGTCATTTGTGTAGGACATACCGATGGCAATGTGACCTTCATCTCGCTGGAGCCAATCGAGTAGAGCGCACGTAGCAGAATCAGTACCGGTTGCCGTGAGCCCCGCAAAAAGAACCTTATCCAGTTGACTGAAGGTCCAACTGGGTACCCATTCCTTCAGTTGGACAAACATGTATTGACCACTCGGATCATCATAACATGAACCTGAAATGTTGCTACCAAACAGAATACGACTGATTAGCGCGGCGTCGGGGGTCTTGGAAAGCACATGGTCTTCTGGATCCAAAATCTGAAAGCTCAGACGCTGAAAACTCGCCAGTGGGGTTGGTGCGTAGACTCGCTGAGCCTTCATAAATTTTGGAAAAAAGAGAGTGTAGCCGCGATTTACTTCACGATGAACATTTAATTGATCAGGACGCCAGGTTGAATCATATTGACAAATGGCCAGGGATTGTTCTACAGACTCCTTGGTACCGAAGTTATTTCCTGTAAATTCGTCGAGAGTCACATTTACATAGGGCATTGCCAAAACAGAAAAGAAGGCTTGCGTTGGAGCAGAATCATTATTATTGGCATCACAAAATCTGGGTATCACAGTGTCTAGACTCTCCACGGGCAGAATTGCCTTAATGAACTCTACACGGACAATATTGCGAAAACGGTTGCGAATTGTGGCTTGGGCACCGGTACCTTGTTCGCGCGAGGCGGAATCCAGAATAACCGAAAAGTTATAGCGATTTTCCTTAGTATTCAGAAGCCAGTTGCGATCACGGGAGTTCAGAATTAGATTATTTTCTATTTCGCGATATTTGATAACATCCTCCATGGGAGTTACGAAATCTTTGGCTTGAACACGAAATTTTTCGGCTGCCACACGGACACTTGTTTCAACCGGTTTCAGTTCTGGGATATGCGTAGTAAAAGCAGTGGGTGACACAGCATTCATTGGTTGCGGTTCCGAACGTGATGCGCGGAGTCGTTCAAAGAGGGCCATGGGGTCTTCATCGCCTTGAAGAACCGGTTCGTTGCGGCTGGTCCCTTGCGTATTTACAATACTGAAAGGGGCGATACTGACATCCGGGGTCACAGCTGTAACAATCTGCTCCGTATTGCGGCGATACCATTTTGTCATTGAATCGTATGTGGCCCGGAGGGTTTCCTGCTCATCAATGGTCCCATGAGCCTGTATAACCTCCTTGATATAATGGTTCAGCGATCGCTGGAGACGCGCATCAGCGGCGCCGGTAAGACCGCCTGGGATACGCTGCTGAAACGTCGTGCGCAGCGAGGCTAACATGCGCTGATAGGGGCCTTCCTCTGATTGTGTACTGCTGCTGACACCGTCCATTACTCTATTCGGCGATTCTCTCTCAGAGTTTAAGTAGTTTCGTCACCTTCGTTACCGCGGTCTCACTCGGCTTCTCCGTAGCAAACAGTAAATCACGAAAGGCATTCATAGTGTCGTCGTCAATGCGATTCTTACAGATATCGGCGAAGGGTACACCCTTAAGTAACGATATAATGACGTACATACAGTATGTGCCGCATTCCGTATTCTTGCGCTGGTGGCGCACATCATTCCAGTAGATGGTCTGACAGCCCTGCTCGCGACAGCGGCGGAGCAGACGGCGAACTTCCGCGGGTGGTTCGTAGCCGTAACTGTCGTAGTAGTAGGCCGCACCAGCGACGAGGTCGATGAAAGCGCAGACCCAGTGGCTTCCGGGCTTGTCATGGGGGTCCAGATTGAAGATAATGCCGATGGCGGTGTCACCCCGGCGGCCCATAGTCTTGAGGTCCAGGGCGCAGAGTTCATCCACCACACAGCGGCCCCAGTTGTCAGGCAGTTGGGCATCGAAGTCGATGGGTACGGGTCCGATAAACTCAAAATGTGGAAAGGCGGCCTCGTATTGTTCCATCACGCTGGAAATCGTCATGGTGTCATGCCATTCCGTGGGATTGCTTATCCAATTCGTGGGCTTCTCGGGGCGAAAGTAGCCGGCGGCCGCGGACTGTTCCTCGGGTGTGGCGAGACGCTTTACGGCACAGTATTCGGAGGCGCACTGAAACTGGTGACGGAGTCGCTTACGGAGTTCGGCCCAGAGAATCTCCTTTTTGCGAATGGAGGCGGGTATGGCGTGAGCAGGAAAACGCTCATTCCAGGCATCCCGCAGCCTGAGAAGTGTCTCCTGGGGCAAACAGGTTGTGTGTGTCGTAGCGAGTGTCTTCGGATTACACTGATAGAGGTTGAAATCCATATCCCTTAATCTGTGTGCGCAAAATAGGATGGATTTAGACACAAGTTCGCTGTGGTCATGGACGATGCCACTCTGGGGACTGTTTGTCCTCGTGATATTTCTTGGTTCGGCTCTGATGGAACGAAGTATTATTCAGAGTTTAGCGACAGCAACAGCAAGCGTAGCTGAAACAGTAACAGAAACAACAGAAGCGGTAGCAGAGCCAATGCGAGGCGGGCGTCGTAAAAAAACATAAACGTGAACCCCAGATAGAGAAAATGGAATTTACACGCATCCAATTTATTGTCCAGGTTGCGGCTGTCATTGTGGCTGCCATTGTGTCCCTTGTTTCCTTTGCCTTTTTGATTCCGCTTGATAGTGTTCAAGCAGTGACCGGTGTTTCCATCATTGTGGCCATGGCTTACGTGGTATCCTTCTTGCTGTGGGCCCTGGTTCTCAAGAGTTACAAGGACGTGTCCGCTGATCCACTGACCTGGCTGAATACCCACATGGTTTTCCTGGTGCTGCTGCCTACGGTGATTGGTGCTACGGCTATGAACGTTACATCAGTCCAGAATACCCGGAATCTGCTGGCTGGTCAGATAGCAGCCTAAAGGCTGCTTATCACCGACCGCTCTTTCAGAGCAGTCTGAGATTGCCTAACCTGACGGTTAGACAATCACTGTCAGTTTCTTTCAGAAACTGTCCGAAATCGCCTAAACTAAAGTTTAGTCGATTACCGCCTAATTAGTCTGAGATTGCCTAACCTGACGGTTAGACAATCACTGTCAGTTTCTGAAAGAAACTGTCCGAAATCGCCTAACCAAAAGGCTGCTTATCACTGACCGCTCTTTCAGAGCAGTCTGAAATCGCCTAAACCGTAGGTTATGCCATCACTGCCTAATTAGACCGAAATCGCCTAACCAAAAGGCTTCTTATTAACTGTTCCAAAATTGTCACCAACCTCACCCTAGAACACTGGTCGTCTCACCCTGTGTCCTAAGGCGACCTTCCAACTAACACAACAATGAACTTCCCCCTCCTCTGGGTCGGACCCGCCGGCTCCGGTAAACTAACAGCTGCCCGTGCCGAACTCGGTGTGCCCGCTGACGAAAAGCCCCGACTCCAAACCCTCGACATCGGCGAATACTCCGCCCGCTACTGGGAGTTCTCCACCCATATGGAAATCGATATCGTCGACTTGTCCATGAAAGACAAGGAAATCCTTCCCGAACTACTAACACAACTCCTCTCCACGCGCGATGTGACAGGTCGCGGACGCAAGATGATGATTCTCCGCCACGTCCAGAATCTCTCACCCCCTGCTGCTGTGCGTCTCCGTGCCTGCCTAGAGGAACTCGTGTGGGCACCCGGTGCGCCGGCCATGATTTGGATGACGGCGCGCACGGTGAATTCGGTGCTGTTTGGTCTTCTGGACGGTTTCGTGTATCGTCGCGTACCAGGAGCACTGGAACAGCCCACCCGTCAGGCCCTGGCGACCGCCGTCGGCGGCAACGCCGCCATGGTCCCAACGATTCAGACCTATGTGGCCGAAACCCTCCGTCAGATGGCTGTGGCATTGGAAGAGGGACCACCCTGTTTGGCTGCGGCGGACTGGGTGCGTGCCCGTGTCTACGACCTTCTCGGTCTCATGGTCGTCGGTGGTGACATGGTCAGTGCCCTTGTGTGGGCCACGGTTCGCCTTGCGGCTGCGGAGTCTCTGAATACAGCCCAGGCTCAGGCTGTACTAGGTGTTCTCGCTCGAGCACGCTGGGTGCCCTCCTATCGTTTCCCCTTGGTGCTGGAACTCATACTGATGGAGGTTTACAATGCTCTCGCAACCGTTAAATAGGATGCAACAACAAACAGAAATATTTACGAAGGTCTATGTTTTTCGGAAGCCTCACATGTCGGGTACCATACTCTATCGGACATTTGATGCGGCATCGCGTGCCTGTACGATGGAGTACGGAGAGATTGAAGAGTGGATTCGGACCGCATGCGTTTATCGCGGACTTGGACGCGGCTAGCTAATGGAAACTTTCGCTGTCAGCCCGAACGGTGGTTTGTTTAGATGTTGCGCGCATGAAGGAGCTTTGTGCGGAGCTTGTGCTCTTTTGCTGCCAATTCAGCAACGCGTTCTTTAGCTTTCTGTTTGTCCGCCTTCGTCGCTGTGTATCTGGGCTTGCCAACAAAGTGACCTTTCAATTCCATTGGTATATATGTGTCGGCTTCATAATATTGATTAACAATGTCTTTCTTCATATCAAAAAAGGACCGTTCTATAGCAACCTTTTCTAACATAAAATACATGTGCGTTTTGCCCTGAATGTAGGGATAGGGGACATCATTATTGCCAATATCGGAATAGTAATGTTCAATAGAATCACCTGGTAAAAGTTCAAGCTGGTATATTTCGCTACCGATATAAATATATTTGGAGCCTTCACGAAGTAGAACTGTGTTACCGGGTTCAAAATAGTCACCTGTAGGCGACATTTTGCCGGTGTAGATTTCAGAAGCCGTAAAGGTCATGAGTTCCTTGGGTGGCATTTTGTGGGTAACTAATTCCTCTTTATCCATATTTTTGAAAACGGTGACCTTGTTGCCAGTTACGGTAACGAGAAAAGGTACACTCCCGTTATCATGAATTCTGTAGGTGCGACCACGTGACTGTTTTCGCGTTTTACGATTGATGCGTCCGGGCATGTTTCTCTACTATCGGACAAAGAGAATCGTAACCCCCAGTAATGGAAGACCTTTATCGGCAACAGTTGTGGCGAGCCTGGCGCTCCACGTCGGTCTGGCTGACAGACATCCCCGTCGCTAAAGCCCAACTTCAAGGTCGTATGAGCGACGGAGATGCCTTTGACGGTGGACGGACGGCGGCTTGGTTAGCGGGACTTAAAGAAGGTGCGCAGTGGCGTGCCGTCCGCGATGCCCGCACCGGTCACACCATCCATGTAGTTTCCGACAGGGGTCACCAAGAACTAACAGCGGACCTAACACTCGGTCTCCGCATTTTGAACTGGTTGTCCAAGCGACCAGTGGTCTGGTATTGGTGGGACCAGCCGTGGGTCCGCGAACTGCCGGCAAACATGGAACCAGGACGCGACCACGTGAACGGCGGCTGGGCTATTCCAGGTGTGCTAGAGGTCAACGTTTATCGTCGCGAAGAGGCCCACAAGGTCATGATTCACGAGTCCATTCACGCTCTGGAACTAGATGTACCTCATGCGGAGATAGAACCGGTTCGCCAGTCCCTGGAGACCGAATTCGGTCGGCGACTGTGGCCCCATTTGGGCGAAGCCTTCACGGAACTCTATGCGGAGTGGCTCTGGACCATTCCACGGGCTTCCTCCCTCCATGAAGTCCGCGATCTCTGGACCGCCCAGATGCGCTGTTCTGAGACCCAGGCCGCCCTCGTGTGGGGACGCATTCGTGATTCCGTAACGGACGAAGACACGAATGTGTTTGCGTATTATGTGCTCAAGTGGGTGCTGATGCGCTGGCATCTCGGCGATGTGTTAGTCAATCCGGACCGCACTGTCCGATTCTGGGCCGACTGGTGGCGGGCGGCCAAGGAAACCCTGAACACCGTTGCTGTTGCTCACACCGAACAACAGCCCATTCTGATGGGTATGACCTGTAGTAGTAGTGGTAGCATCTAGTTGGAAGCCACGGCTCTTGCGACGCGACGTTCGCGACGTTTGGATTTGTATTTGCGTTTGTGGGTGACATAGGTCCAGCCCTCGTCATCGTTGGCATAGGTGCGACCGTAAACTTGGTCGTAGAAACCAACTGGAACGTAGCCGACGTTGCGGGCATGGGGACCTTGGGTAGCGTCTAAGCCTGGAGGATACGCGGCGGATGGTTCGCGGTATTTATGGTTTACAGCGTTCATTGTTTACTTTCTACAGTCCGCGGCTGTCTTTAGCCCGCCACCACACTAAATGGCGCCTAGATTAATTGACGACGAGGAGCGGCGATCATTGGAACTAACACGATTGAACCCACTGTGATTCTTCTTGGTGCCGCGATACTGACGGTTCAGTGTGGCCAGTCGGACCGCGCGCATAGTCGCATCACGCCGCTCTTCCGAGGAGTGTGCGAAGAGACTGTTAGATGAGGCAGAGGCAGAGGAGGAGCCACGGGCCGCACGAATGGCACGGGAGGCCTGACCGGAACTCATGATACCCATGATTTGATGGGTCGTGCCGAGACCGAGACCGAGGTCTTCCACAATGACGTGACTGCCTTCGCGCACTGCGGTAACAACTTCGGGATTGTGATGGAATCCACCGCGTCCCTGGAGGAGACGGCGGAGATGGGCACGAACAAAGGAACCGTTGGGCATCTTGACGGAAAAGGCACCGCCACCGAAGGCCCAGGTGCCAGGACGGGAGGCATCGGCGCCGCCCTGGACGATACCAATTTCGTAGGGAGTGGCTTCACCGGCCTCCAGAGTGGCAATGAATTCTTCTACGAGGGCTTCATTATGGAAGATGGCAGCCTGGGCTACGCGACCAAGTTTTTTGGTAGAAGCCTTCTGGGTTTTGCGTCGTTCGGTGCGTCCCTTGTCTTTGCGGTCCATGGTTTCTACAGAGGGACGGGGAATTTTGATTAAGGATCAGAGGCTAAACAGATCTTCCGCTTAGAATAGAATAACACTACAAACGCAAACAAATGGGCATCCGGGGACTCGCAGGTTTTTTACGATGGAGACTCCCTCAGGTTCGCCGCAATGTCCAGTGGGTCGGCCACGCCGGCGAACGCTGGGGTATAGATTGTTCATGTTTGCTGTTTCGGGCGCGCGGGGCCGGTCTTTCACAACTAACAGTCATCGCCAGTTTGATTGTGCGCATGCGGTCTTCAGGGATCGTGCCCGTTGTCATATTTGACGGTCGTCCTCCCGCTGCCAAGGCCGCCGTCATTGAGCAGCGCCGCGAAGTCCGCGAGGAGGTCAAACGCGAACTCGCCGCGGTCCAGGGGGAACTAACAGATCGTGGTGCCGTCATGACGGAATTTGAGCGGGCCATGCTCGAAAAGAAGGCCGCAGAACTCAATCGCAAGGCACCCCAGGTCACACGGGACGACAAGGACGCGCTCAAACAGTTTTTGTATGCGGCGGGGGTTCAGTTTGTGACGGCCAACGGCGAGGCGGATGATGTGTTGGCCTACCTGTGTAGCACCGGCTACCTTGCCGCAGTGATCTCCACGGATATGGATATGTTTGCCCGTGGAGTACCGCTGTTGGTTATGCCAGAGACTGCGGATGGAGCCGTGCTGACGCAGGTGGTGACGGCGGATTTGCTGAGTGGACTGGGTCTGACACGCGACCAATTTGTGGATGCCTGTATGCTCATGGGATCGGATTATTCGGGCAAGGACTGGGTTTCGGTGGAGCCGCGGGTGGCGGTGGAGCGGGCACGAGCAGGCGTGGATTGGTCCGCTGTCGACCCTAGCGGTGCTCTCTTGGTCGGCGCACGCATGCTCCGCGGGGACGGACTTGTATGGGAAGAAATTGTGTCGGAACGTCAACGGGAAAAATGGGCGGCAACCCCACAACGCGAATTTGATAATTTGGCGATGACCTGTGTGAATCAGAGCTGGCCTGTGGAATGGCTGCGGATTCTGACGTTTGATCAATGAAGTGGCGGTGATTAATTGTGTGTTGGACTCTGTTTGTCAATGTATTATTGTATATATGGACAAAAAGGGATTGTATGCGAACGCTGCGGTTTGTTTCATAACCCTTCGCTTGTAGTCTCTTCATATTATTCTCTCGCTACACGAGAGAATAACAAAAAGGGTTTGCAGGCGAAGGGATTCGAACCCTCGCGTTTTTACACACTAGTACCTGAAACTAGCTCCATAACCTCTCGGACACACCTGCTTAAGTGGGATTTATGGTTCCCGCACCATTTTTTTATTTTAAATAGATTTTAGTCAACATCGAGCAACAAGAGGCTTATTTAGCAACTGGAGCTGGTTTGATGTAGTGACGTTTTAAGAATTTTTGTAAGGTTAAGATGGATAATTTGTCATTTTCAGTGACGGTTAATAATTTGCGTAAGGCAGCATCGGCTTTGATGGCTTGTTTATCCATTAAGTTGTGGGATTTGGCATAGGCAATGACGGCTTTGGTAACTTCAGAACGAGTCATTTCAGAGCCTTTTGGTTTACCTAAGAATGCGCATAATTCATCAGTGATTTTAGTTGGTTTGGTGAATTCGCATGGTTTTTTGGTGCCATCGGCAGCGACGGAACGATTTTTGCGTTTACGATCGGCTTTTTTGATGACGCGGCCAGCTTGTTTTTCGATGGATTTGATGGTGTTGGCAGCAGTGGCTACAGCGGCTTTGATGTTATTTAATTGTTCATGTAAGTCACTGATGGTTTTTTGTAAAACGGCACTGATGTCTTCTTCTTGGTTTTCAGTGACAGCTGGGGTACTGTTGACGACTGGAGCGACAACTGGGGTTTGTGCTACTTTTTCAGTAGCTTTCTTGGTAGTCTTAGTGGTGGTGGCGGCGGCAACGGCTGGGGCTTCGACTTTGGTTGCGGTTGCGGCTTTTTTAGTAGTAGACTTTGCGTTACTCATTTTGCTAATATCGGAGGTTGAATTTGAGGACATTTAACGCGCTTTGATGCTTACCTGTCAACCCTGACGCATATACAGTCAACTTTGCGCCTCACCACCCCCAAAGTTGCCGGGGGTGCTTAGGTGGCTCGCATAGTTTTACGACGCTTGAATTAGAGGATGTCAAGTCAACAATGTATCAGCATCCGGGGGAAAGGCCATTCTATAGAACGCTGTCCCTACAAAGCCAAAGCCGGAGAATCCTGGTGTGGGCATCATATCAAACAGCAGAACCGTGTTGTGTTTCAGAAGGCACCCAATAAAAATCCTTTAGAACCCCTTGCCGCCGTGTCAGCAGCCGACAAAGTCATCAACGCATGGCGACGATATATCACACGCCGTTCCGGACCTCTTCTCTGGTTTCGTGGCGAATCCAACAATCCCGCCGACTTCTACACCACAGAGCCCGTTGAGGAAATACCCCTTCGCTCCTTCGTTAGTTTCGTGGATGCGGCCGGCAAGGGTTACGTGATGGATATCGCCTCTGCCGTTGCTCTTGTCCTCCATGCCAATTCCGCCGGCGAGGAGCCCCTAAATCCCTTTAATCGCGCCCCACTTCCTACCACATTTCTGCGCCGCATTCTGCGTCATAAACCCACTAAGGTAACTAACAGTATGCCCTCCGCATCGCCATCTACGAATACCACCGACCTCTTTCGTATTATGGAGGATCTCGGCTACTACACGGATCCTGTCTGGTTCAATGACCTGCGCTACGTGGACCTCGTGCGCTTCTACATCGAACTTGCCCACATCTGGTATACGAGTGCCGGGTTGACCGATGCTGACCGCACCCGCATTATACCCACTCGTACCCGTCTCTTTACCGTGTCGGTACGAGCCATTGGTAACCTGGGGCCTTCCGCCATTAAACAAACCGTCTTGGATAACTGTACCCTGTTTGTCTCAGCTGCAATGGCACGCTCAGACAGACAGTTGGGGGTAATGTATGTTATTGGAGCACTGTCTCTTCTTCATCGGGGAGCTCGCCAGACCTATCCCTGGATGTACGAGTCCGTGGCGCCTGGCGTAACACGCGATGGTGGCGAGGGTCAGATTGTCCTTCTCCATCCTGCCGCGCTTCATTATTAGGCAGGTGGAGCACAGCATGGACCGACCGAAGTATCTTGTCCTGTTGGACTCTGTAAGACATACTTCATTTGACCGAGGCGTTTATCCAGGTTGACGGATTGGTCGACGCCACGGGGAGGGGATTGTAAGAAGACATTGGGGTTTGCCGTGGAGAAACTGGAAATTAAAAAGCGCTTCTTTCTGGCTAAATAAGCGGACTGGGAAAAGTCGGCAGTTGGCATCTTTGTCCTGGGTGGCGATTTTTTGGTGAAAGTTTACCTACCCCACCCCACAAAGTTGACAACCCCCATTGGACCCCCAACCAGCCAAGTACGACAGACAAAGTTATATCCAACATGAACTCAATCTACTTACCATCAGAAGTTAACACTCAAAATATCGAATTCGGCAACATCACCGCCTTAAAAACCGGTGGCAAATCCGTCAATTTACGATATGAAGGTCGCAACTTAACCCTAGAAACTCCTAACTTAAACATCCCTTACGGTGTAAACAACAAATCCTTTGACGGCAATGGTCCAGTCAAATACTCCATCGATTTAAGTTTACGTGGTGCCGACGAAAATGATGACATTCGTGCCTTACGAACCTTCTTAGAAGCCTTCGACGAATTCATGATTAACGCCGGTATCCAAAATGCTGAAAAATGGCTCGGTAAAAAAAATCCAAGCCGCGAATTAATCGTTGACAAATACAAACCTGTCTTAAAAGTCAGTTTAGATGCGGATGGCAATGAAAAATATCCTCCAACCTTCAAAGCCAATTTACGCAAAAACAAAGAAGACAAATTCGAAACGGCCTTCTATAACGGTGGTGAACGTAACGATAAAGGCGAACCAGTCTTATTCGACGCTGATGTACCAATTGAAAACATCTTAGCCAAACGCAGTAATGTCACCGCAGTCATTGAATGTACTGGTATCTGGGTTGCCGGTGGCAACTTCGGTACTACCTGGAAAGCTAAACGTATTCGCGTCAACAGTTCTCCAGTTCAAACCAGTGGTCCAATGTTCCGCAGTGATGCTCCAGATATTACTGCCTTCGTTACCAAAACTACTGCTACCAAATCCAACATCATTGACGATGACGCCGTTGAAAGCGAAAACAACGGTAATGATATAGTTGCCGCTGTCATGCCTAAAAAACAAACAGCAGTCGCCACCTTCAAAGAAGAACAAGTTGTCGAACCTGCTCCGGTCCCAACTGCTCCTAAAAAATTCGGTGGTGCTAAAAAAGCCGTTGGTGGCAAATAAGTCGCCGGTTGATTGAGAGTTTCTCTCTCCAATATTTTTGGCTGCGTTCAAGTAGAAATGGAAAACATTTTAAACGTTCCTTCCTGGGCTCCTAGTCTCTGTTATGTTTACCTGGGTGTGGCCGCCATCATAGCCCTCCAGGGTATCTGGCTTCTCTTCAAAGTCTTCACTACCCCCTCCGTCGTCCACAGATTCATCCCGACAATTGCTCTGGCCATCTACGTAATCCTGTCCACCGTTGTTGTTGGCACCATGGCTATGTTACAGTTCTGGGTATGTAATTCTGCCTTGTCCCCCGCCACCAAAAAGGAAAAGTTTGCCACCAAATGCGAAACGGATGCGGACTGTACCGCCGTAGCCGGTGTTCCCCAGCGTGATACCTGTAGCTGTGGCGGTCGCGGTTTCTGTGGCGGCTGTATGATGCAAAACAATATGGAACCCAGTATGCTCCCTGAGTTCGGCGGCTCCTTTTCGGCCATTGAAGAATCCTTCCGTGGTCGTCGCTAAGTCGTCTTGTAGTAACAATCGTATTCTCATATCCCAACCCATCATGGATTCGATATGTGAATATTTTTCTTGGCGTGTCCCGCACACTTTACAAACAGCAAGTCTGGCATTGTACATTTTGTGGAGGTGGACAGTTCTTACACCCCGGTACAGGTGCGATGGTACCCGGTGTAATACAGTTGGCCCACCAGGTGTTAGTTTTGCCGGCACAGCAGCATTCGGGAGTTGTAGGTGGTAGACCGCCGTTAAACGGACAGCAGCCAGATTGTGAGCTCTGAAGAGCCAGTGGTTTGGTAGATGGTTCCTCATAGGGACAGCATTCAACAATTTTGGTAACCTGGGGTGGGTCGGAACAAACCGCGCAGCCAGCCACAGCTGCCAGAACTGCTTCACTGCTCCAAATCTGCTGTTGACCATCGCCAACTTGACCAGGATAGACACGACAGCAAGCAGTTAGGGGCTGTTTGCGTGCCACAGGTCTGGAAGCACGATAGCGGCGGATTTGAGTCAGAACACTGGCATCGCCGATTGGACGAGGTGCGATGATTTTTGTTGCCGCCTCCATTTTACGACGGAGGTATTCACTACTACTGGCGGTCATCTCTGTCTGTTAGTGGAGATTTTTTGGTTATCTATACGGACTCGTAAAGTCAACACGCCGAAAACCCGGGTTAGGGCATAGTTGCGGTGCGATAGGTACGCCCGGATTTCCGTAAAAGGGTACACGTGTACAAACAGGTGCGATAACTCCTCGTGGTTTGAGCACTGCCGCAAAGCGGGAGGTCTCCGCCGACAACTGGTCCTGGATAGCCCTGGTCCGTTCCGAAGCCCGTGGACCGCGGACCAGACGATTCGGCTCGTCGATACCCTGATGAACGCGCCCTACCTTCTCGAACGGGGTACAGTGACCCTTTGCTACGGAGGCCACCGTCTCACAACCACGATGACGGTCGCGCACATGTATGTCTCCACCGGGACGCATGACCTGACGCACTGGCGTCCGCTCGCAGTCCGTCGCACAGCTAATAGAACCCGGCGCATTGACTGGATTACAGTTGGCGATGTTCTCACGGATATGTGTTGTATGAATACTCGAATGAACCTGGGACTCCGTCGCAAGGTCACACATTACTGTTGGTTTTCCTTATTTCATGGACTAGAAAAACGAACAGTCAAAGTAAGGAAATGAGTGCGAATTCGATTATGGGCCTGTCGCTGTCCATGCCCTACATCGTGATTGCTGTGCTGGCACTGTTGGTGGGTTCCGTGCTCGCCGCCCAGCGTCTGCCGCCGGTGGATCGGGCGGCGGGGGGCAAGGCTCTTCAATACTTCGCCGGCGCCATCGTGGTGACCATTGCGGTTTTTATGGTGGTCACACTCTTCTGTCAGGCCATTCGCCCCTACGAGCAGTTTGTGGACGCGTCGGGTTCCATGGATCCAACCGATGCTCAGATTACCGCTCTGTTGAAAGATATTACGGACACGGAGGCAGAGGTCTGTCACCTCATTACGCGCACGGACAAATTCATTCAGAACGACGTGGGTAAGGCCGGTCAGGATGATCCTCAGGCCGTCCAGGATGCCATTTCCGCTGCCCGTCAGGCCGTCGGTGGATCGCTGACAGATTGCTCTACGGAATGGCCGGCCGATGTTTCGGGGGCCGCCGCTCTGGATGAAGCCGACAATCGCCTGACGCGCATGGAGGCCACTCTCAAATCCTATACCGGTCCGGAGATAGAGAAGACCTACAACTCAACCGTACCCTGTCAGTCCGAAGGGTTCCAAAATGGATCCGGCTCTGAAATGGATACATTCAACGCTCTCAAGGCTCGTCTAGCCGCCGTGCGGACGACCATTCAGACCCAGCGCACCAAGTGGCTGAAGCCCATTGACGCTAAGGTAGCGTCGCTTCAAAGCGGTGAAGTCTCTGATTGCGACAAAAAGCGCGGAGCCAAGACGGCGATGGCGGCGTCGAACGCGTCGGGACCACCACCCGCGTCGGGACCACCACCGCCCACTCCAGGACCGCCTCCTAAAGCCCCCGCGTAGTAACAGACAAATGGAACACCAAGATCTGACTCCCGTAAATATAGGCCAGGGTGGGCGAGCCCATGCTCAACCCAAACCACCACGTAGCCATGCGGCTGTGACTCTGGCCAAAATCGAGGCCGGCGAAGAGGTCAAACGCGCTAAAGTCTTCACTGCCGACTCCGTCCGCGCCATCCAGGACTACCGTCGCGCCCAGACCAAAACGCAAAAAGAACTCGACCAACTCTGTTCGTTTCCTGCGGGCACCATCAACGGCTTCGAAAGTCGCAAGTCCGGTCCCACACAGCGTCAACTCCAAGAACTTAGTCGACTTCTGAAACAGGATTTGACGCTGGAGTAGTCCGGGTCACCTCTTTGTCGGCAGGCATATAATACCAGGACACTTCGGCGGTTCTGTCAGTTTCTTGAATGGCTTTCACCATCGTTTCTTCATCCTCGGAAATCCAAGGTAGTTCTGTATCAACCGCGTGAAAGCGATTGGCGATTATCTTAGCGGCCGCGCGCCAGAAGTCGGGCGTGGGTTTGCGTCCGTGATTACTAATGGATACTGCGTGCGTAAAGCGTGGAAAGACGAGAACACCGTGGTCCACGTAATAGTCAGCGGCAGCCACAGCGGGTATGCGATTCACAGTGTCATTATCACAGCAAATTCCTAAGACAAACATTGGTACTTAATGTTTGTCTTACGAGGATACCCTGTCAAGTTTGGACCTTTTTATTTTTGTTATTTACGTTTGCCAGAGGATGAAGATTTGCGCAGAGCCTTTCGACTTTTGCGTTCGCGTTCTTTGCGTTCACGGCGAGTCTTTTCGCGAGCGACCCAATCCATGGGGTCGCCCTCCGGATTTTTGGCCATCCATGCCTTCAGACGCGCTTTTTCCTTTTCATCTTCGAGTTGCCCCTTGCGTTTGTAGTGCTCCTTGCGCTCTTTACGAGTCATGCGGTAACTTTCACCCGAGGAAGGGCGACGTGGAGAGGGTGTGGGTGAACGATGTAAGGCCTCTTCGATACCAAACGCACGCACGTTTTCTTCACTGAGTTCGGCTATATCACCCCAGGTGACCTCATTACCATGTAACTGACGCATGGCCAGATACTGTAAGTCTTCATCGCCGGCCAACAGAGGATGCTGTTTCAGGAACGCCGCATTGAAATATTTGGAGCCTTTATTCGATTTTTTATGGTCCTTACTCATATTATTCTCTGCGGAGAATTTAAGGTGATTCACGGTTTTCGGCAATGTCTGGACTGTTAGAATATGGATTTTTAGATGTGTCATTAAATGAGCATCTAACAAATATATGTGAGGTTATTCCCAATGCCCGTGATGCTGTGCGGCTTGGACGAGAACAAGTGATTAGTGGAGAAACCTGGCGTTTCCTGGATCGTAGTCTAGAACGCAGCGGTAAACAATATGTTGGCTGGCATATCGGGGACCTTTTTCGGGAGGGGACCTACGGTAAAATCTATAAAGCCTACCGCATGGTCGTAGAACGCCGATCCGATGGGCTCTTTGACGTGATTGAATCACCCATGGAAGTCATCGTAAAACAAACAGAACCCCCTGCTGGTACTACCGTGCTGCCAGAGGAGGATGTCACAGCCCATACGTCGGAGGCACTCCTACACGTTCTGGCCTGGCAAACTATACAAGGGACGGCTACTCCGTGGGCCATTCCGCGACCCTATGAGGTCTTCGGAGACTATGTGGAGAATCCGAATGGAGATGGGAATGGGGGCTGGCGTTCCATGTCATTCTGTATGTCCTACGTGAAGGGCCGGACACTATATTCCTACATGCAGAAACACTGGCGCGCAGCCACGCGATCGGCTAATGGAACCTTTTTTGTGGAAGTGTTGGCCCAGGTGGCTTACATTCTGTTTCACTTACAACGGGTGTTACGACTGAACCATCGCGACGTGAAGGTCAACAACATACTCGTGCGCCCACGGTCCTCACCGGTGCTGCTGGAACTCGATGGTCGCAGCATGTGGACAAACTACGAGGTCACGCTCATCGATTTCGGGTTTGCCTGTGTCGGCTGTCCGCCACCGCGCGCCCCCGTGACCGTCTTTCAGGCGGGTTCCTGGTTTCCGTTTGGCGAACTCTGCTGTAAGGTCGGTCGGGATGTGGCTCAACTCTTGTATTGTATCCACTGTTACTTTCCGGTAGATGACTATCTGCCTGATCATATTGGTAATTCTGTGCGTTCATGGATGCAGATCCCGTGGTCGGGTGGTGTAGCGGATGGTCTCCACGGATTTACGAAGGAGGGCCGTCCACGCCGTCGGGGCGCCGGCGGCTCGCCAGAATATCATACGGGTATCTATGAGTTTTTGCGACGCGTGGATGTGGACCCAGTGACCTGCGCACCGGTGTCTGTATTTGCGGAATGCGTGCGCCTTTATACACAGTAACTGTAACCGGTTGCGGGGTCCTTGGCACAGACATAACCATCTGGGCAGCCCGTCAGGTCACAACTGGGGAACCAGAGGTAGTCGTAGTAGGGCCACCAGTAGGACGGCCACCAACCGTAACTATAACCACCCCAGCCGCCTCCAGGACGGGCGTGGGCACTGTAATCACCACCAGGGCGATGGTGGCCTCCTGGTCTGCTGCCGCCTCTGCTGCCACCACTGGGTCTGCTGCCGCCTCTGCTGCCGCCACCACCACGACCATCTCTAAAGCCTTCAAATTGATGGGTGAAACCCGCCGATTTTTGGGCAAAGCCTTCCATTTCGTGACCCGTAGAAAACTGGAAATACATTAACAGAACTAATGCGACTACAAATGAGACCAGTAGAAACTTGCGCATTTGTTTTCTACCTAAACGCGGCTATTTGAGTAAACAAACAGAACTATGTCAGACTCCTCCAATGCTGGTACTAATCGTTGGACCGCGGTCGATGGTATCGGCTTCGTGGAACTCCTAGACACCTTCGGTGACGACTTGACCGTGGTGAACGCAGCCCGTGTTTCCTTTGCCAAGGAATCCACCGAAATGACGGGACGCGACGAGAAGCTTATCAAGTATCTCGCCGATCACAATCACGTAACCCCATTTTTCCACCCCCAAGCTCGTTTCCGTATCAAAATGCCGATTTTCGTCGCCCGCGAATGGTATCGTCACCAAATCGGTTTTGCCCGCAACGAAGTCAGTCGTCGCTATGTGGACACCACGCCCGAATGTTGGGTGCCAGCGATCACCGATTTTCGCGCCCGCGACCCCAAAGCCAAACAGGGTTCCCGCCCCGATGCCGTAGCGACGGCGGAAGAATGGCACGCGCAAGTGGACGCGGCGGCCAATGAAGCAGTTCGTTTGTACGAATCGATGATTGCCGATGGTGTCGCACCGGAAATCGCTCGCTGTATCCTGCCCCAGTCCATGTATACGGAGTTCATCGAAACGGGGTCACTAGCCGCCTACGCGCGACTCTGCGGTCTGCGTCTGACCCCCGATGCCCAAAAGGAAATTCGCACGTACGCTACTGGGCTGTCTGAGCTTCTGATACCCCGCTTTCCGGTAAGCTGGGCTGCGTTGTCTGCTCCTTCGTCACATTAGAAGTGGAATCAGAATCCTTTTCTGTTAGTTGTTGAATAGTGTAGGTTAGTTGAAGAATAAACTGTAGAGTAGTATCATCCATATTTCTGTAGAGTTTTCGCAGGGTAGTGCCCTTGCCATCAAAGACCACATCTAAGGCACTGTCTGGTGGTGTATAGTTTACGTCATTGTGAGGGGTCACGCCGGTACATTCGGCAAAGAGTGTCAGGATATCGGCAAGGCGACCGAGCTGATGGACTCGCAGAATTTTGGCGGCAACGAGCCCCCACGAATCTTCGCCGGCCATTTCCGTTTTACAGGAACCACCCTTGTCCGCGATAACCGCAGTGGCGTCTTGGTGTTTCATAACTTGCTCGAGGCCTTCTAGAAAATTGCCCCAGAATTCCTTGATTTCCAGTTGAAATTCGGAAATTGCCTGATTTAAAAAGTAGCCATCACGGAGATCGCGGGCAGATAACGTATAAGACATGCTGTGGGCAAAGGACATGAATTGGTCTGCCAGAATAGGATGGGTGGCCTTGTTTGCGGTGGCCTGGGCAATCAGCGGGTTTGCGGGGTCACTCAAATCCACAATAACGTTTGCCAGCGCTAAAATAAACAGATTTTTCAGTCGTGACGGAAAAAGTAACAGTGTGGACAACGGTTCGACGTACATCATTTGGAGTTTAGTGGCGTCTTTTGGCAGTGGACCCGACCAGTTATTGTCCTCTACAAACTGAATGATGCGTTCCACGTCAATAATATATTCAAACAGTTCCTTGCCACTAGCATCTATACGCGCAGCATTTGCGAGAATGGCCGATGCGTCGCCGATATCAACACCGAGTTTGCGCCCGATAATACGCAGCGCAGCACCAAACAGTTCATCCTGACGACGAATGACGTTGAGATACTGGTTAACATGTTGGATATTGTCACCTGTTCCATCGCCCGTAATCAGGCTGAAATCCGCACCGAGTTCGGTGGCCCATTCGGTCTTACGAGGCGCTGGTATTACAAACCAGTTGGCCCCACCGCGTTGCTTATGATCGTGTTTGCGCGTAGTGCGAGTTGTAGTGGCAGCCCGTTGGCGACGTCTCGTGTTGCGCATCCCTATTCAAACACGGGCAAATTTGACCCCGTTTGACCCGCGCCCCCCAAAGTCGCAAGACAAGACAGAGATGGCAGACGAAGGACAAACATTAGACGAATATAACCAAGCGCTCGACTACGCCGACCCAGGTGCCGATGACGGACCGGAGGAGATGGAAGACACCGGCGACGTTGCCATTGAAACCGCCAAGGCCCTTGGCATTACAGAACCGCCTTCGCAGAAGCCCAGTGCTCTGCTGGAGCAACACCCCGAAATCTGGCCTGACTACGAGGAAACTGTACTCGAAAAACTCATAATTCGGGATGCCTATCCACCTACGGCGGACAAACAGCACACCACCTATCCCTTCTTGACTCTGTACGAAAAGACGAAGGTCATCTCACTTCGCGCGGCACAGCTCGCCCGCGGCTCGCATCCATTCATCGAAGTCCCCGAGTATCTCACGGACGTCTATGAAATCGCCAAAGCGGAACTGGAGGCCAAACGCCTTCCCTACATCCTCAAACGCCCGTTACCGGATGGTACATACGAATACTGGCGCCTGGCGGATTTGATGATTCTCTAGACGCTACCGCTTCGCTTACGACCGCTCACTCACGTTCGCTACCCAAAGAACCGCACCCGTTTCTCTTGAGGGCACTCTAAGCCAAACGCTTCATACCATTCGTTAAACTGACGCACGGTATGATTCACGCGCAGCATGGGCGGGGCATGGGGGTCCTTTTCCAGAAGTTCCGCGGCACGTCGCAGCCGGTCCTTGGACCGCCACGACACCGCAAAGGCCCGAAAGAACTCACGGAGTTCCGCCTTCGTCAGATCGCGACCTCCCACGGCCTTTTTGGCCCCCGCCAGTGCGAATTCCAGTCCACCGATGTCGGCGATGTTTTCGAGGAGTGTTAGTTTGCCGTCCACGTCCATGCCCCGATAGGGTTCGGACTCATAGAGGGCCACCACCGCTGCCGCGCGTTTCCGGTATTCGCGGTCATCGGCATCCGTCCACCAGTCGCGATAGTCGCCCCGTTCGTCGTAATGGCGTCCGTCCGCATCGAAGGCGTGACAGAATTCGTGACCCATCGTGGCCCCGATGGCCCCGTAGTTCCACATCAGGGATTTACGAGGATCGTAGAAAGGTGGTCGCAGTATGGCCGCGGGCAACAGAAACCGGTTGTTCTCGGGATAATAGAAGGCGTTGACCTCGTACACGGAACGACCCCAGAGATCGGGTTCGGGGTCGCGACAGTCGCCACTGCGGAGGACGTCTAGAGCACGGTCAGTGGCCTGGGACGCGATGGCCAGCAGCGCCGCGACATAGTCATCACGGGACAAACCACAGGGGTTTTTTGCTTTGACTGTTTGCCACTGCGCCTTCGTGGGCCAACACACCTGAACATCCATGGCCCGGAGTTTCCGAATGGCACGGTCCCGCGTGGCAGGGGCCATCCATGTTGTCGCACGGAGTGCCTCCGCCGCACCCGCCCGCACATTCTCCAGAATCTGGAGCGTGGCCCGACGGAGCGATGGCGCACAGAATCGTCGGACCCAGAGGGCCCCGAGCGTATTCGGCAACGCGCTCTGAACGGCCATCAGACGGAGTTCGCTCGGACTAACATCCTTCTCCACTCCCTGCATATGGCGCATCGTAAAGGCATGCCACGCTGCGCGGAGGGGACCATGGGGCGAACAGCCGGCGATCCACTGGGCAATCTGGAGAGCCAGCCAGCCCCGCCAGCGCTCCAGAGACCACGAACGCAGACGGCTCTGAAAGCGATGGAGGTAGGCCGTGGAGGTCACGTTGAACGAGAGGGCGGCGCACTCCTCAGCACGGATACCCCAACCCATCAGCAGGGCGTCCCAGTCCACCGTGCGGAAGGCAGACCGGAGTTCGGACCAGGAGTGTAAGTTGATGCGGGGATCGCGTTCGGTCGCGGCGGGGTATATGTGGGCGAATTCGCGTTCGGCACCGTACCCCTTGCGCAGTACAGGGAGACCCAGTGCGGATGCCAGGCGGTCCACGTAGGCCGCATAGGCCCGGCGGTGACCAACATATTCCGGCCAGAGCCAGTATTCGGGAATACCGATGCGGGGTTCCCCTTCCTCAATTGTCACGCGACAGCGGGCGTGGTTGCGGGGGTCACCGGCCACATAGACAGACAGCGGTGACCCAATGCCGTGGCGGATCATCCAGCCGATACAGGCGCAGATGTCGCGGTCCGAAGCGATAGCGAGGGGAATCTGTAGAATAGGTGTTAGTCCTTGGGGTATACCGGTAGCGGAATCCCATGCCGCCAGAAAGTCCGGGATGGGACCGGTGCGCTGGCTGCGCACGACGGCTGCGAGTTCACGCTGTATATTTTCCCGAATGAAATAGGCCTGGGTAATGCGTGTTTCAGTCGGTGGCATCAGAGTGCGCGCCATCCACGCACCATTCACGGTCTCATAAAAGTCCTTACATTGATTTCCCTTGTGCTTTCGCTTTTTGGTTTGTTGTGTTGTGTTTTTTGTGCGTTTTTCTTTTCGCGTATGTCGCCGTGACGGCATTCCCTACTATGGAGAAGGCATAATTCTCACGACTGTTAGTCTTGGAACCGCGGCAGTCATCGAGGGGCGAAAGGGTGTAAGGAACGACGCGGTCATCGCCATCGGAGTCTTCACTGGAAACGGAAGAGTCAGAGTGAACGCGGCGCATTGGCAACTGGGCTTTTGTGAGATCGTATATTTGGATGGTCGGGATTTGAAACATAATACTCATCCTGGGATTTTTGCGCCTATTCTAAGGTGTGCGCAGAAGTTTTTGGTTCGTGCCAATTTGGATGCTTCAGGCGCCACCAGTTCCAGAGGCGGCGTCCGGCCTCGGTCTGGGTGTCTTCGCCCACAATCATAACGGCAGACATCTCGTTGGGATGTTCGTCCTGACTGGGCGCACCAAAGAAGGCTGACCAGGCCGGTGGTGGAATGGTGAGTACCTCCCGACGAAAATCGTCCCACCAAACGGTTACCGCGTCACGGAGATGTGGCGTCTTGGGATTCTTGTAAACGGCGAGGGGCCAATAGCGACCCTGCCAGCAGGGCCATGTGGACCAACAGTCCGGATTGCTGCGACGGGCCAGTGTGAGCGAGGACGGCATGGAGGCCGGTGGTGCGTCATACAGGATAAATGACCAGTTGCGCTGGAAAAAAGTGGCCCATGCACTTGGCTCGCGGCGCTGATAGATGTGAACGAGTTCATGTTGGATAGTTGGTCCACGGTGTGGAGGCGGAATGGAATCCGGTAACACGATGCGGTCGCCGGCTCGGGTGTGCGCCATGCCGGCTTCGCAGGATTTGCTGACCGTCACAATGGTTGTACCATCGGGTCCGGCTTCGGTGTACAGAGGGGCACAGTTCTGACCGCGGCGAGCCGCCTGGTCGGCGGGTGTCCAGGAGGCAATCCAGGGTAGGTCGCGGGGATCGTCTTCCGTGCCGTCGGAGACCCAGGCGGTGGGGTTCTTATGGGGGGTCCCAGGAGGTCCCGCCATCGTGGTCAGTTTATCCCGGTTGGTAAGGTCGCCCTGGGCTTCGGGCTGGGTCAGGTGCGCGTAATCGGCGAGTGAGCCCTTGCCTTGATTCGGCGGATTTGCTATGTTGGACCTGTCGATTTCAACCAATCCATCGTCGGCACTATGAAATCCCTCGGTTACCGTTGGCCGGAGCACATAGGCCACAACCAAGCCTAGGATCGCCATGAGTAAAATCGATTGAAACATTGAACACCTCTCTGCGGTCTACACACAAAAGTGACAGGGATTCGTAACCGCTACCCCGACAAATCACGATGAATGCTATACGATATTTTCTATGGTTTCTAGCCGCCGTTATGACGGGTCACGGCTATCTTTATGGAACAAATTCCGGTATTTCCCTAACGGTTTCAATCTGGACCGAAATGGTCGGTGAACGGTTGCGGACTCTCCTCTGGGCACCGCCCTCTTATGTGCGTGTGCCCCGTGCCCTCGTGGCGGCGGCCCTGCGTAACAAACAAAGTCAATCTCCCAGTATGCGCGCGGCCATTCGCAACGAGCAGGCGACCTGGGACGCCTTCAGTGAAGCTCATTTGGACTGGCGCCTCCGTCACGTACGAGTACTCGAGAGTCCTGCCCTCGCCGCCACACGAGACCGTTGGGTGGACCGCTACAATGCTGCGGAAAGGGAACTGGACGTGGCTACTGCGGCGCTCTGTCGCGTAAATATTGGTCGCGCTTGCGCCGCTGCTAAGCAACGGCATGTAGACTTGGTGGACACTGTTAGTCACTTGCGACACTTGGCGAACGTCTGGCGTGCTCTCTTTCGGGGTGAAGAGGTGTCAGCCCGGGACCTGACCACATCCACCGTGAAACTAACAGAATTCTATGCCAATTTGACGCGATTTCATGATGTGCGCTCGCATCAGGATGTGCGCGTTGTGACCGCGTTGTCCTGGGCGGCTACGGGCTCTAGACCGCTGGTTGTGGCGAGTCTCTTGGAGGGAGAAGTGTGGCGAGCCTGTTTAGAACACACGGGGGTCCGTCAGAATCGCTTGATGGAATTGGCGTTGGCTACGGGCTTTGGTGACCACGAACGGGCGATGAACGCGTCGCTCCTTGGCATTATGGGTGACAAGGAGCAGATGTTAGTGCGCGAATGGTTTGGCGAAATCGCCGGTTACGGTTGGGTGCTCTCGGCGACCGATGCGGAGGTACCGGCTATTGTACGCCGCTGTGTGACCCAGGAGGCAGGTGAATGTCGCCGCATTACGCCAGTGGAAATCGTGGCGATGGAACAACATATGGTCTGGTCATCCCGTTTGATTGCCGGCATGTGGAGCGCGATGCCGGTGATTCTGTTACTCTTCGTAATTGAATTGGCGTCGGTGTGTGTGGTGTTTCGGTCACCGATTCGTCAATACAAGATTAGCGACGTCGCGAACGATGCGATTGTTTCTTCGCGTTAGTGCGACGGTGTCTGTGTTTTTGGGTGCGTCTGCGTTTATGTCTACGGCCACCGCCTCCTAAATTTTCATCATCCGAATCTAATTGTTCATTACCACTACTACCATCATTTGCGTTGTTATTACCTGATGACCCCATAACATTGGAAGTTGATAACATTTGCATACCGCGTAAGCGGGAAGTATTTGGAAGTGGTTGGGCATCACGTAACACGCCTATATTTATTGGTTTTGGTGTAATTTCCTTTTTTACAATTTGCTTAATATAAGCATCAAACTCCTCTTCTGACGCAATCATATCAGAAGAAATATTGTTTATATTAACATTATTACTATTTTGAAGATACGCTACGGCCAATCCAGCTAAGGGTCCACTAGAAATAATTCTATCTTTAACATCTTTGTGGATAAAACCAATCGCAACAGTTCGTTTTTGAACGATACTGTTATATAAGACTTCTGCTGCGGGCATATTAGCGACAGTAATCGTTGGTAGTCTAGAGGACTGAACCTGTTCGCCCAAAATGGAACTTACACTGGTAATAGCATTTCTATTTAATAAATTATACGCAGCGTTAAGCGTTTCAATTGTTCTTTGATCGAGTGTAGTAACAGTTTCTTCTCTATTCCATATTCCTGGTATCATAGATGAACTGGGAACGGTAGTAATACTGGGGGCACGACCAATTGTTTTGGAAGTTGTAATACTAGGAGCCCTTTCTAATAATCTAATACTTTCAATTGCAGCATTAATATGTAACTGATTCAGGTAAACAAACAAAAAGTATGATTCAGCATATTGACGTTGAATAGAAACCGCATTTGCGATATCGATTGGATTAACACTGTTTTGTAAACTAGGTAATTTTTCCTTTAAAATATCATACATGCGTAGGAGTTCAACCAGGGCAGTAATTTGGGCAACTCCTGATTTATAGTTGCGATCGGCGACAACGAGTCCCTCGGGTCCCTGGGCTGCAATAATATTTAATGATGGACTTGGACGATATTGAACACCGGTTCTATCTTTTAAGTTAATCAAGCGTTGTTGTTTTGTAAAATTTTCATATTTCTGTTTTGCCCATGCGGTTGCTTGATCCGCACGTGAGGGTAGCGCTAATATATTCCAAAATGCCGAACCGGCGTTGATAATCGATTGTAACATACCCTGTTGCTGTTGCTGTTGCGATGACGGTGCTGACCGCGCAACCATTTGTGTGGCAATTTGTTGTTGACTTTGAGCAATATAGCGCTGAATTTCGGCTTGTTCCTCTGGAGTTAATTCATCGTCTGAAGAAGTCATAACATTTGTGGTTGAAGAAGTGATACCTGGTCCCATCATTCTCATTTGGTTTGGCATTGCTATTACATTTGAAGTGCTTGAAACCCCCATCGTAGTAACATTTGTATTTGGCTGCTGCTGTTGTGGCATTGTGCTTCCTAAAGTTAAATTGTTACTAGTTGTTCCAGGCGCAGTTGGTGGTATTTGTGTTCCAAATAAATTGGCTTGTTGGTCTGCTTTTCTTTTTCTACCACTCATCCTCTACTCGCATTCCGCGAAAATAAACATGTCAGAATTAAATCCGCAAGACCACAGTAAGGAGAAAATGTCGTCCAACGCCTCCGCTACACCATCACAACAGCAGCCATCCACGCCCTCCAAACGCGAGGCACCAGGCACAGCAACGAGTCAGCCCTCCAAAAAGAAATTCCAAAACGGATGGACCCGGGAAATCGAAAAACTCATGGCCGAATGGGCCGACAAGGCCGTCTGTTACCGCTGGATGCACGAGAAGACCGAGCGCATCTACAAAACCAAGGACATGGCTTTCATGTTTCCCGTTATTATTCTGAGTACAGTGACCGGGGCGGCCAACTTTGCCCTCGATTCTGTTCTGACCGATCCTGACCATAAAAAATATGCCCAACTGACGCTCGGTGGTCTCTCCATCGCCACCGGTATTATCTCCACTATCGCCAATCGTCTCGGTTACGCCAGCGGCTCGGAGGCCCACAAGTCAGCCGCCATTCTCTGGGGCAAATTTCAGCGTCTCATTGCCATTGAACTCTCGCTCCATCCCAACGAACGTAATGATTGTATGCAGTTTCTCAAGACCTGTCGTACGGAACTCGACCGTCTCATTGAACAGAGTCCAACCATTCCGGACAACGTCATTCAAGCCTGTCGCAAGGAATTCTCCCTGTATCCCAAGGTCCGCAAACCGGAAATCGTCGGTGACATTGACACCACCTCCATCTTTGTGGATACCAACAGTCGTCTCCGCGAAATCGCCAAAGACGCTGCTATTACCCTCATGCAGAAGAAGGGTATTCTCAAACAGATTGTGTTGGATGACCTGGAACCTCGTATTGCCCGTGTCATTGAGAATTCCACACTGCCCACTGTCAAGGAGGAACTCAAAAAGGACATTCAGAAGGCAGCCGAAAAGGCAACCAAGGAGGCGATTACGGCTATTCAGTCGCAGCGACTCACGGCGACCACGGCGATCGGTACTGAAGCTAAGACCATCGTGACCGCAAGCGGGGTTGGTCTCGTAGAGCGCACCGCAGCCGAACGTGCCGAAGAGGTTTCCAAGCTAGCCATGAGCGGGGTTGTCAGCGAAATGCGTCGCAAACTGGCGGACTCCAACCAGCGCGTGGGCAAGGCACCAGAAGGGGTGGGTTCTCTTTTTGCGGGGCTCCCTGCTGTGTCAACCAGCCTCCCAACCTCAGAAAATATCATCATTCATGTGACCGATGAGGTTCACCCTTTACAGATTCAGGAGGAGGACAACTCTGATTCTGAGGATGAAGCGGATGACACCCGCGACTCAGACGAAGATACCGTTGCTACAGAGAAAAAATAAGAAAGACAACAAGACCTAACACAACCCCTGCTACAAATCCCATATTGAATTGTTCGTACCCGTATGCCAGGACATCTTCTTTAGTGAACATCTCCTGATTTACTGTTTGTTGTATGGGGCTTTAGCCGGTGTCTACTTGTTGTTTACCTCGTTCCTCGGTCCTGACTTCTTAACTCTCGTTGTATTCACTCCTTGGACGCTCGTCGTATTCACTCCTTGGACGCTCGTCGTATTCACTCCTTGCCAACACACGTGCCAAATGACGGGCCAGTGGTCGCTCCAGTCGCCACATTCACGACCGACACGGTGTTCCAACAGGCGCCACCGTTGCCCCCTTTTCCAGGTTACGCAGTGGTCCAGCACCTGGCTCGTGCCAGGAAAGGTCGGTCCACAATGGCGGGTCATCCAATCGCAGCCCTGGAACCAACACATCTCCGTGTTCATGTCCCCCACGATGAGAGTCGGAGCGGGAGGCATGCGGCACTCGACATCCACGAGTTGGAGGGCCTGGGCCATGCGCACGGGTTCCGCAATGGGTCGCCAGAGTTCATCGCAGATTTCGTAATCCGACTGCATGTGGGTATTGATGAGCCGGAGGGGTTCACCCGTGCCGCGATTCAGCAGTTCCACTCGAAACCATCCCTTTGTAACCAGCGAATCGAACCCCACGGCGGAGATATACGGATAGAGTCGGGCGCTTACGAGGGACCAGGTCGTCGAACGCCAGGCAACAACCAGACCCGAACCAAAAAAACCAATCATGTGGTTCTCACGGGCGGGACGGAGAAAGGTCCACCCTGCCGCCGTAAAGGCTGCCGACCAATCTCCGTGCCGACACCAGACTTCCTGGAGGGCTACGATATCTGCCGTTTTGGTCAACCAGGTCACAATCTGCCGAATGGGCGGCGAAGTCCATGGGAAACATTTGACGTTGTAGGTTACTAGGCGCAGACTAGCCGGCGCAGCCAGCCGAACAACTGCGCGTCGCAGTGAAGGGTCCATTACTCGTTTCAGTGTTTACTGTCTCCATTCCTTACCGCAATTCAAACACCGGATAAAGACCGTCATGGGTTCATCGGCCGACCGGGTCTGCATTTCATAATAGCGCGTCTTCGATTTCCCACAGCGGCGACACTTGAACATGTCTGAACCCTCTTCATTCGAGCCCTCCAACATCGTATTTTCGCGTTTCAACTGTTCGTCCGCTAGGGCACGCCAGTGTTCCGGATACAAGTCCCGTGCTGACATAAACGGCACTTGATGAGGCGGAAATTCACCTTCTTGTAACCGGGACAACAGACGGGAGTTGCCGACGTAGGCGTTCGGGTCCAAATTGGACACGGTGCGGCGGGCCACGTTTTTGTAAATCTCGGCAAAGTCAGGATTTTCCCAGTGGCGGCGCACTCCCCGTTTGCCGGCTTCTTGTAGGGTCGCATTGTAAATGCCGCGTTCTAAATCCACACATTGATCTGGGTCCAAGAGTTGGCCCATGCGCTTGTCAATAACGGCAGAAACCTGTGTGCGTAACATCGTGCTTACCCCCACCGCCAAAAAGACCCACCTGTCATATTTGCTGTCCCCTAGTCATACCCTTCCTCTTCCAACTCAGGAGCAGTTTGCCAGCGGGGAGCACGTTTGCCAATCGGTGTCGGAATCTTGACGCGTGAACGGAGACCCATGTCAATACGACGGTATTCTGGAGCGGCGAGAGCACGGCGACGGGGCGCACGGCGTTTGGAGCCCCCGCCGTCTTCTCCATCATCGTAGCAGTCTCCGTCTTCTTCCTCTTCTTCCTCTTCCTCTTCGCCCTCGTCTTCCTCCTCACCACTATCCTCGGCATCGACAGACGATTCGTCGTCGCCCTCAGAATCATTGTCATCTTCGGATTCCTCATCCACTTCAGCGTCAACTTCATCGTCTTCGTCCGCATCTGCGTCGTCATCTGAATCCTCCGAACCAAGATCCTCGAAGCCCCCAAAGGCGGCATCGTAGAATTGTGACCAGATGTCCACTGTAATATCAATGCCCGCCGGCCCCGTCACGACCGCATCGCCAAACAGCAAGCCTTCATCGTGCGGAGGTGGGAGTTCATGTTTGTTCTCGGTGCCGGCTTTGCCTTCGCGCCAGCCCCATAGGGTCAGAGTCAGTCCTTTCCAGTCATACGTGCCAATAAGGTCGGCCGCTTTGACTTTGCGGAGGGATTTGGCTACCGTCGCACCGGTTGCCGCTGCCGTAATCGCGCCCGTTTTAAGGGTGCGGGATTCGCCATTCGCGGAAAGAATCACTATTTGAACCATCGTACCTCGGTTCAGGGTCGCCGGCGCGGTCAAGTCAAATTTGCGTGTTGACACCTAAGCGCTCCGGCCATTTATCAACATAATGGAGATTAGTTATGGTACATTGCTGGTAAACCAACAGCCGCCAGCCCACGCAAAACACACAGAAATCACGACATATTTGTGGCCAGGATTTCTGGGTGAATGGAATCACGAGATCGCCGTATTTACGGCATGGGAACTAACAGGTCCTACGACATGGACACCTCGTCCTGATATCGTCGCACCACCTATGTGCTGCTTGGGGTCGGAGCGTCAGAGGGTTCTGTCTTGGACAGAACTACATCACGGAGAGTCAGTTCGACTGTGTCTTTGGCCGCAGTCGTCAACGTGGCGACGTCTGGCTCCTTCTCGGCTTTCGCAACTTGGTCCACCTGGGCAGCAATCTGGGACAACTGAGCAGGACCATGTGCCGCCGCCTGACGACAAAACAGGGCGACCACACCAGCCAGGCAACCGATCGAGGGTTTCTTCAGGGAAAACGCACCCCGGCTCGCTTCCACAACCAGCGAAATCGTCTCCGGGATTACAGTATCCACGAGGCCGCGGAGGGTTGCGGCCACCTCGGGACTCAGTCGTTCGGCCACCACCGGTGTCGCTAACAGATCCCGGAGTGCGTGTACTACCAGGTCCAACTTCGCACGGCCAGGGAGACCAGTGGCTTTATTAGCCTCCTGGGCCAGGGTGACTGCGATACGCATGAGACTCTGGGCAGATGGGGCAACAGGACCAAGTTGAGCGAGGGCCAGATTTAAAAGGAGGGAGGAGTCCATTTCTGTTAATTGCGCGGGGTTTTCGCCTTGCGTTGAGCGCACAAGGAAATTGCGCTCGGCTGTTAGAATCCATGGACACTCGCCTGGTAATCGGTATGATCGTCGTTATTGTAGTCGGCTTCTTTGCCTTTCAATGGTGGTCCGCCGCTGCTACCAAAAGCGCAAAAAAAGTTACAATCGTGACTCCTACTCCCACACCAGTCGTGGAAACCATCGCACCTCTGAATGAACCGGTCAAGGAAGAACGCCAACCCCAGATCGATGGACAAACAGTAGCCGAAACAAACGCCAAGGAACCCATTCAGCGTCCTATTCCCGCCACGAACCAACAGGCCGTCACCTACGAAGGTGATGGGCCCGCCCGCTTTGAAAACAACCTGCGTCGTCCCGAACAGGCGTTTCATCAACCCACCGGTCCCGAAGCCCATCCCACTCTCCAAATGACGGATGTACCCAGTGGTCGCGCGGCAACCGTGAGTTCACCTATGGGCGGTCACCAACAGGCCTTCAGTCCCGAAATGGCCCAGAACGGTGGGGCCATGATCGGCAACTCCGTTTTCGCCTACGACGGCATGGAACCCACGGAATTTACGGCGTTCTGAGCAAGAGGACAGAGTAATGCGATGTCCGAACATTGTCCACCAAATCTGGCTCCAGGGTTGGGAGGAGCGACCGGCCAAATTCAACGCCAACATTGACGCATTGCGGACCATGAACCAGGACTTTGTCTTTATGACGTGGGACGAGAACACGCTGGCTCGCGAGGCGCTGCGCATCAGTCCGGCCTGCTGGGACCGCTTTCGCTCTTTTCCGCATCTGATATCCAAGGTGGACTTCGGTCGCTATATTGTGTTGTACAACTACGGCGGCATCAGCGTGGACCTGGATATGAAATCCCTGAAACCCATTCGCGAGACGCCAGAGTTGGATAACCACGATTTCATTGTCAGTGGTAGCGCCTTTCCCATTAATACCCTCGGGTTCATAAACAACGCCGTCTTTTTCGTGACACCGAAACATCCCCTCATGCGCGCCCTGATCGACGAGATTATAGCACAGAAAGCGACACCGGCTGACTATATAAGTCGCGAAGCCTACATCATGGACACTACCGGTCCCTATCGCGTCTCGAAATTCATTCACGCCCATCCTGACGAAATCTACGTTCTAGACAATCGCTATTATGAACCCTGTGTCAGTACGGACCCGCTCTGCTCCGTGGATGTCGCCACCATCATGGACCATCAACACGAACAGTCTTGGGCCTCCGAATGGTATCGGCAGGTTCAGAGGTTTCTGTTTGTTATTGCGCGACTCTGGTGGGTCGTGCTGGCGGTCACCGTGGTCCTCATAGCATATGTCTATCAGCCGCCTAAACGAATCATGTGGATAGTAAGGTAATGGACGTACGCAACCAAAACTGGGGCGACAACTTGCGCTTGCCCACTTTCGTAAACTCCGGCACCGGTGACGTGGCCGCACTCTTAAAAGCGCTGGACCCGGTCCGTCGCTCCCCGATACCATTTCAGAGTAAGCATCTTCCTGCTCTGAAGCGGAGTCTTTGGTATGCCCTACAACGTCCGGCGGATCGGGCCCGCACGGGTCTGCTCTGTTTGTGGCCGGCCCACAAGTGCTGTGTCTACGTGAGCGGCGATGCCCCGACGAACAGACATCCCACACCACGAGTGGCGGTGCTCCGATTTCGTGTGGACCCGCAGTTCTATGCGGATGGAGTGGGGTTGACGGTGTTCGCCGCTACATTGTCACCTGCCACGCGCCGATTAGTGGTGGAGGACGTGTTGTTGTGGAAGGGGAGACCCGTGGCTGTTACAGATACGTTTGGCGGACGCTGGAGTCTCGCGGCGCAGTGGATTGAGCATTTCTGTATCGTGGATGGACACCTGGTGGATGGACTGGATTTGGTGTTAGCCCGGTGGAAGGCGCTGGAGGCGGTCAAGCCTGAGGGAGTGTGGGTGTTTCAATCGGATGAAACGGACAGACGGCCGCTGATTTGGTTGGCTGGAAATCAACAGATGGAGGTTCCTGAAAGTCCCGGTCCGCGCGTTATGGCCCCCCATCTGGACGTAATGGAGGAAGGGTCTCCGGTCGGCGACAGCAGAAGCGTTAGCGGTACTGGCGACAGCAGAAGCGGTAACGTTAGTGGCAGCAGCAGCACAGTCACCGCCATCCGCGAAACGGGCACCGGTCCGGACCAATGGCGCCTGGTAGGTGCGGACGGAGCAGATTTGGGCCGCGCGTTAATTCGCAAGTTGGATGTGTCCAGTGCCCTCCGTGAACTAACTGGCGACCGTGTTCGTGTTGAGGTGGCCTGGAATGATGGTTTCGGCAAATGGGAGGTGAAGGGAATGGCGCAAATGAACTAGATGCTACTGAGTAGAGAGAAAGATGGCTCATAAATCCCGTAAACATGCTAAAAAACAGCGTCACAGTCGTCGTAGACAACAACACGGTGGTGGTTTTACTTATGATGGAATAACTGGTGTATCCACGGGCGGTGTTCCCATTGATGCCCGTACTCCGTATGACCACTGCTATGCGGACCCTCGCGCTGCTATGATGCCTAACGTGGGCAGTCCGATGTTATTTTCGGGAGGAGCGAACGCAACACCCACTCTAAAGGTGGGTGGAGGCTGTGATAACGGCATGTGCGGCCTCCCCCAACAAGGAGGCGGTAGTGGCAGTGGCGGCTATGGCTTTACGCTGAATAACGACATGGGCAAAGTCTACGCCGATGTGGCGAGAGCACCTTGTCTCAACGCGAGTGGCAGCGGTCAGCAACAAGGCGGAAGCAATCCACTGGATCTGGTGAGTTACCCCACCGGTTACGATATGGCCCGCCCTTACTCTACCGATTCCGCCCACTTTCTGGAACCCGTGCGCTATGACCGCATGTGTGCTGGTGGTCGCAAACATCGTAACACACGCAAACATCGTGGCCGCAAACATCACCAAAGCAGAAAACACAAAAAACAAAGTCGCAAACACTAAAGTTGACGACCCCGCATATATTCAATAACCTGTTCATACGATGGACAAATTATTGGATTATACGCCTTCTACGGCAACAAACATAGTTCAAATTCGCTTAACTTCTAAGCAAGTGACAACGATTGAAGGCTTAGAAGACGACTTGGATCTACGGCGTATTGCCCGAGCTCTGCGCAAAGACTTACAGACCCCCACCAAAGCCGATGAGGAGAATGAATTGATTAAAGTCAAAGGCGATTTCCGCAACGCAGTCCGTGCCTGGCTCGTGACCAACGAAGTCGTGACGGCGGACCGTGTGGTCATCGCTCGGTCTACCACAGTGGCAGCACCTGTGATACCGACCTTCAATGCCCCCACCGCCAAAAAAAGCAAAATTCACATTCGCACGCAGCAACAGGGCAAACGCTGGCTAACCACCGTGGAAGGCCTTGGTGACGAATACGATCTCGGCAAAATAGCTGCCGACATGAAAAAATGCTTTCACTGCTCCACGAGCGTGGCTGAAGAGGTCGTGATCATTCAGGGTAACCATCGTGACGATGTTCAAGAATGGTTACTTGGTAACGAATTCGTCACCGAAAAAGAAGCGGCGGAACGCTTAGTGGTTCACGGGGTTTAGCTTCGGAAAAGGGGACCACCGTTTTCATACAATAAACGTATTCGTTTTTTGTAGGTATCCTCTAACAAGCAGTTAATACAAACACGAATCTGCCCATTCTGGAATTTGCCAGTACATCCATCCATTGTTGGAAAATACTGATTAGACTTACAGAACAAACAAGAATTATCTTTCGCATTATCATAATATCCAGGTATTTTATTTACCCATCGTTCTTTATAACAAAATGAACCGTAGCAATAACGGATAATGTCTGTTCGCTGACAACTGGTGAGGTATATAAAATCTTGGTCACGGTATTCGTCGTGTTCTGGGCTGTTTACATCCAATATAAACTGTGTCGCGTCAACTTCAAACCATGGCTCTGGTCGATGAGTAATTGTTTTATGTGTATGTTTGATTTCAATAATATAACGAACAACACCATTATTTACGATAGCAACATCGGCAACCCATTTATTATCTCTATCGCGGTACTCTAATTTAACTTCATCTCCATCCTGATAAACAATGGAAGGAACTTCGGAAAACGCATTACACTCAGATGATGTATTATAGCATGGAGGGTATGAGCACGGGTAACAGAATTGTATACGTTTCTTTTCAGATAATAATTTAGCCATTAGCAATTTAGCATCCTTATGTATTTGTGATTCATTGGGATGGTCATAGTAACTACATATGTTTGTTTGCGCATAATGGGCAAAATGTGCTCTCCGTATATTTCCTTTTCTTATAATTACTTTATTTTCACATTCAACACATTTATAATTATTTTCTTTTTTTGCTTCCATTGGTGGAACATACAAATTCGTCAAAATATCAATGGCTCCTAAATGTATATTAATGGACATGATAAATTATTACATTGTGTGTTTAGCATCTAGTTGCGGAAGAGTGGACTTTACATATTTTGATTATAGAAAAGTTGAATTACTTCAACAGTTTTATTTGTTTTATTGTCACACCAGTATATTACTTGTTCTTTTAGAGTATTTAACCGTGTCTCCCATTCTATTCGTTCATTTTTATGAACACGTATAATATTATTACCATCAATTTTCCAACAAGAGGGTATTTTATTACCAAATTTGTCAATGTAATCATCTGGATTAAATCGTATGAATACAACAGGACGGTGATTTACATCCATAGAAATTTCCATTAAACGCTTGTTTTCGCATGAACAATCATAATTACAATGCTGATTTTCATCAACCTCAATGATGACAACCTGGTCTGATAAATCTAATAAAGCATCTGGTCTTTTTCTTGAAGCACCATTATCAATAGGCTTATCAAAAACCCAGGTATAATTAGTGAACTGTTCTGTTAGAAATTCACGCACGGCTTTTTCTTTTGTTTTATAGTTTCGAGAAACCGGTTTATCAGGGAATAAGTGAATATAACAATTTAGACAATAACCGTCATAACGTTTAAATTTTTTAGAAACTTGGGTAGAACACATTTGAGTCTTACATGTTGTTTCTTTAATGTTTACCATTCCACACTGTTTGTGTGTAAAACAATATAATGATTCAGTAAGGCCATAAAAATTAAAGGAAGGAATTTTAAAACAACCGTTTTCAACACATACTTTATCTTTAACATTCACCATTTCAGGAAGTTTATGGGATGTACAATAAATACCTTGCTTTTCAGTTGGAAAGTTATAATTCGCACGTATTTTACAATCAATATGTATACAATTATTGGTAATAAATCTTCCCATACCATTCACTTTATGTTTCGCACAGTGAGTTGCTATTGTAAAGCCATATAACGGTTTGGTAAGACAACCGCTAATTTCACAGCGTTTGTTTGTAACGTTTACCATTTCTGGCTGTTTATGTAAAGCACAATACATACCGTTTTTACAGCCATTATTATTAAACGTTGCGTATGTTTGACAGCCGGCAAACTTACATTTGTTGGTTACAACATTTACCATGCCTGGTTGTTTATGAGTATCACAATAAATACCTTTCTCTTGACCAGGTAAATTAAATGCTGGACTAATCTTACAGCCATTAAACAAACATCTTTTTGATGTTACATTAAACATATTATCCAACTTATGAGTTGTACAAAAAAGAGCCGAACGTTGACCTTCGTAATTAAAATTGGGAGTTTTATCACATCCATTAAAACTACATATTCGTTTAATTACATTTATCATATTGTCGCACTTGTGGATGCTACAATATAATGCTTTTGTTTGACCTACAATATTAAACGATGCTCGCGTTGTACAACCGTCATGTTGGCATTTCATTATTTGTTATGGGTGCTGAATTGTTTAGGTCCGTTACGAACGAAACAGCGGACCACTGTCTGAACCATCGTTTGCTGGTGCTTCTTTATTGCTGTTTTTACCGTTCTTACCCTTCTTAAGTTTATATTCCTCGCCAGGATTTTTAACATAGATTTTATAGCCACACTGTTCGTAAAATTGGAGACGCTTTTTGTATTGCGAGAAAAGGATATTGTGACTGTCTAGTACGTCAAAGATGATTGGATGGAAGGTACGCTCTTCTTTTTTGAGGCGGAAGATTCTGCCAACGGCTTGTTCAATTCGTGATTTTGGTGTTGTGAGTATAATTGTATTTAAATCTCTTATATTCATTCCTTCCGAACTCATCGTATAACTGGCAAGAATAATCTGATTCGTCGCCGCTAAATCGCGTCCTTCCGCCGTCATGCCCCCAATGTAGTAGCCAATCGAAGTAAACCCCGCCGCCCGAAACATCTTCTCAAACTCCTCCAAGTGTGAAATCCGATCACTCAACACCAGTAATTTCCGTCCTTCGCGCAAACAGGGTTCCAACTCGTCGCACATTGCCTGAGTGCGCGGCTTGTAATCGGCGAGTTGACTACAGAGTCGTGGACGACTGACCTCTCCGCGGAAATCGGTGGGTTCATCCGCGTAGGCAGGATCCGCACTCGTAAAGCGGAGAACGCGAACCTCCACAGAATCATCGGGATCGCGGACCTTAATTTGGTAGCGGACGGGTCCAAGGTGCCACAGAAATACGTTTTCGAGACCATCGAGACGGTCCGGTGTGGCGGAGAGACCGAGCATGTGTTTGGTCTGAATGGACATCAGAGCGCGACTGAAGTATTCTGCGCCGAGGTGGTGACATTCATCGAAGATGGCGAACCCGAAGGAGGAGAAGGCATCCGCCGGCCAATCGCGAGATGCCACAGTCTGAATCATACAGATCGTACAGTCATACATGACCGGTTCTGGAGCGGGTTCTACCGCTCTGAGTCTAGCCAACAGTTCTGGTCGTGTGCCACCAACTTTGAGTCCGTGAGCCCGTAGCCGTTCTTTGAGTTCGGCCACAGTGGGTTCAGGTACCGGTGCGAAACCGGTCTGGACCTTATCCTGCTGGATAACGCCGACCCGAATGCCAGGAATGGACCCCTCCAACTCCTTGCGCCACTGTTCCATCAGAAACTCCTGGTGAACCACGACGAGGAAGCGTTTGCGGAGTTGGCAGGCCAGCCAGATGGCCATGAAGGTCTTGCCGTAGCCACAGGGGACGCAAATCAGGCCGTTGTAGCCACCGTCGCGAAAGGCGCCGACAATGGGGAGTTGTTCTGGACGCAACTGTTTGTTGAATTGGAGTTCGTCGCGCAATGGAAGGCCGTCCTGACGGGCGTCACCGTCCGCCTCGCCGCAGCTATCGAGCCCCCAGAAGCGGGGCACATACCACCGACTGGGGCTCTCGTAGAAAATGGGAAAAGGTTCTACACCACCGGCAAATTCCGGCGCCACGAGGGGTTTCATGGTCAGAGCCGCGCGCAGGGCGCGAGTCTGAGCAGGTGTAAGTTCGTCTTTGCGAATCGCGTAGCCGCGATGTGATAAAATGCGCGCATCGGGCGCGGTCCATGTGTGGTCAGTAAACATCGTAAGGCTCCTCCGTTCTGATCCAACCAGGGGCTGTCATCTTTTGTCCTCCTTACGTATATCCTCCAGACACTGAATTACCAAATCAATGTTATCAATAACTGGGACAAGTCGAGAACGGATTATATCGAGTGGAAGATCCCACCATTTGTATTCGAGTAATTTGGCAATCTGATCTTCACTGAAGCGATATTTTTTGATTTGTGCCGGATTGCCCGCAACGAGAGCATATGGTGGGACATTTTTTGTGACTACAGACTGGCCTGCTATAACTGCCCCATCGCCAATTGTAACTCCCGAATATATTGTGACATCGTTGCCAATCCATACATCATTACCAATTACTGGTACCGATTTCCCATAGTTATTTTTTGGGCATTCGGGCCAATGAAAAATTTCATGAAATGGAAAAGTGGAAAAGGTGCTCATTTTGTGATTACCATCCAGAATAATTTTAATATTACCGGCAAATGAACAGAATTTGCCAGTTGTTACGATTGCGTCATTTTGTGTCCATGCTTGTATATTAATATTCCCATAAGAGTGCTCGCCTTTGCGTAACATATTTATTAATTTATGTATGTATTTATTTTATAATCGCGCTAACACCGTTAAGCCATTATTGTTCGTAAAACGTTCTTTGAGCGTCCACTCGGGGTGAGCGGCCAAAAATTCCTCAACGGCCGGCCACAGCCCGCGATTGATTTCATTGATCGGGATTCCTGTTTGGGCACTTTGTTGTTCGGCATTCATTCTCATGCGTATTGTTTCGCCTAACCATTCATCCACCGTTGTGTCGTGTAATATAATGTACTTGGAAACACTGGAATGCCAGCGTTCTAATTCACGTTTTAAATGTCCGTAAATGTGCCAGGTGTCGATGAACAATAGTTCGGTCGGTTCCATCGGACATTCCAAATCACTCTGCTGATAAAATGTAACATCGATACCACCTTCTTCTTTTGCTGTTTTGCCAAACTGTACAACGTTGGCATTGGTATCAAGGTCAACTTGTACTAAACGAGCACCAGTACGCCCTTTAAGTGCCTCGGCAAAGGCCCAGGAACTAACAACGCCGCGCACTCCGCATTCGGTTACATGCGTACATTCGGTCGCATATCGGTGGAGGGTAGGAAGATGTTCATTAATATCGGAACTCGTGAAACATTTTTGTTTATAATTTTCTGTAATACTGCTCATTTTATCTACAGAGATAATAAATAATCACCACTTTAACGTAGAGAAAGCCCCACATGCGCAACACCACCCTCATTGTCGCCGGAGCCCTGTTGCTCGGTGCCGCCCTGCTCTCCTGGTGGCCCGCCCAAACAAACAGTGTCACCGACGCCCCTCCACCACCCGGCCAGTATCCGCTGGACGCTGCGCGTTACGAGTGGCCAGCCAAGGCTCGCACAGCGGCTTACCGACCTTCCAATAGTACAGGCTCCAACGACGCTGCCATAGCCGGCACCAAGGACGCCAAGGCGATATGCGCTCTGTCATCAACCTGTCCTCAGTAAGTGACACCACACTAAATTCATCATATTCCTAATAATCGCGTTTAGC